GCCATATCCTCGTGGTAACGCTGTTCGTCTAGATATGCGATACCTTGCTCTACGAGCTCTACGTCTACACCTAGCATAACCGCTATGCTATATGCGTTATACCCCTGGTCCATTAGAGGTTCTATATCTATGATCAGATCTTTCATGCTATACCCTTATGCGTATTCGTAGAACTTAACTGTGGGGTCTAATGCTGTCAATTGCTTCGCAACTTTGGTCAACTGCTTGTGACGGGCAATAACTGTTGCTCGGGTCAACTCGCCATCGCAGGTCAAGTTCTCAGGGGATAAATCTGAGTCGATCATATCGGCAATGCGCTGACGGTCTTCTCGAGATGCTAGGCTCAGACCTTTCTTGTTGAATATCGCATTCCACGAGTTCTTTTGATTCACGTACTCTTTGAGTTCTTTCATGCTTGCTCCTTTGTTACTATGTCTTATTATAACACCGTTTGGTACGAAAGTCAACAATAACCCTTTGGGATACTGGGGTATTGACTCCTGCCCCTTTTGGTGTTATAATTACGCACCTTGAGTAATAACATACTTAGCCAAGTTCTTCCAATTGCCACCCTCTGCGCGAATCTTTGTCGTTGCTATCAGAGTACGCAAACTCAAATTCTTGATGCTGTTCATGTTGTCGCGCAAAAAGTTGATTGCGTCTGCTTTGTACGCTGTACTGTATTCCTCGAGAAACTCAGGATCTGCTACAAGCACTTCCATGCGCTCGATCTTTTGACCTTGCGTCATGCTTAGGTCAACGCACATTGCTCGCGAACGAACTGCTTGGTCTAAACGCTCGAGGTCTTTGTTTGAGATGAAAATAATTGTACCTGTGAACTTGAATGACCTGGGCAGATCCTCGTCTTTCATATCTGCGTTCCAGCTGATCCAACGCTCGCCGTATGAGTCAAGAGCGCCTTTAAGCAAATTCAATGCTACGGGGTCTGTCAACACACTGTCACAGTCGTCAAACACTAGCACTTGGCCGTTGCCTTCGAACAGCGTACGATACAAGCCCTTTGCTGTAGAGAAGCCTTTAATCACCTTATAAGACTTAGGTGTATTAATGCGAGCACCTACCTCAAACTTAGTGAGGTCTGTGGTGTCTGCCATGCCGTTGGTCTTAAGAGCTTTCAACACCGTGTGCGTCTTACCCAGGCCGCCTTGACCTGTGATAATTGCTGATGCGATTGTCTTTTTAGCGACCATGCCGACCATCTGCTCTACGAATTCAAAGCGCTCGTTGATACCAAATTCGGATGCCTTCTCAGTCACATCGTTCTGCACCTGACCTACCACAAAGCCCAGCTTTGCTAACTGGTCTTTTACATAAGATTCGTGTCGTGAGCGTGATACCATTTTGCCATCTACGAAACCCTCGAAACGATTCTTGGTGCTGTTGAACTTGACTGCTATTTCCATTTTGTTTCCTTTTTGCTGTAACATGTCTTAATTATATGTGCTTTTGATTAAGCTGTCAACCAAAAACCCTTTGAGCATCAGGGTCATTCTCATAATACTCATTCTCGGCATCTTCGAATATAGCGTTGGTCTCAGACCAGAGCTCTAGCTCGCTGACATCTATAGTGGGTCTGGTCTCATATAAGCATCCTAAGACCATACTGATTTGAGTATCAGTTAATTGTATTGTTACTTTTCTCATAGTGATTCCTCATATACAATTTCGTCTATAGCACATGCTAAAGCATTAAACGCATTTTGCACAGCATCATTTTCGTCTAAACCGAGTTCGTCTAAAGCATTTTGCACGCTAATTAATAAGCTGTCTAATTGTTGTTTTTGTAAATTTTGCATTTTGTTTCCTTTTCTTAATATGCCTCTATTATAGCACAATTTGGTGAACCTGTCAACCAATAACCCTATACCCTTACGGGTTATAATGTTACTTGCTATAATCATCTACAAAATGCATCAGCTCCTCGTAAACGCACTCATATGCATCTGTCATTACGCTATCCAAATCATCATAGTTATCACTACAATATTTGACTGCTTCTGTAATTGAGAGACCGTTGTCTCTAGCAAAATTTGCAAATACTACTAGGGGATGCTTACTCATTTTTAATTTCCTTTTCTTTTCTTAATATGCCGCTATTATAGCACATTCTGACCAAACCGTCAAGCAAAGACCCTATAGCCGAGTAGGACATAGGGTTTTTAAAAATGCAAAAGAATGCAAATTGCAAAACTATTGTATGGGGGATTCTGATAGGCGATTGCTATAATAGAGAATGCCTATCGGTTCCTGGATTCTGATAGTCTCCGTCTATAATAGAAGCCGCCTATGGGAAATGCTCTGCAATAGACACAGACTATAATAGTCGCAGGCTATGAGGTTTTGATTTCAAATTTAAAAAATTAATAATAAACTCCGGGATTCTTCACCATATACACACTTTTACGCCATATAAATACCGTCTAATATAGGCTCGATTATACGAGCTCTTGCGAGTTCTAGATAATGCAAATCACGATTCTAGCAGCATCTTATATTGCGTTTAACTATTATAGCAACATAATACTTAACTCTACATTCCATGTCTTGAGGCAACTTTTCGATCCATCTCTGAGCGCAACTCTGTAGGCAACTCTATACGTGATCCTATAGCCATGCCTATACCGTATCCTAATAGAAACCCTATAAAAAGGCCTAATACTATGCACATAACGTATTCCATATTATAAAGTACTTTCTAGTTCTTTGATTCGATTGTTCATATTATCCCCAAATACTTTGATATATTGCGTAGAAAAAGACAAACATGGTCATAAAGAAAAGCAAAGGTTGCAATATGATAAACCATAAGAACATTATGATAAAATCCGGGTTTAAATATTTTAAATATTTTTTCATTTTTCAATCCTTACACATCGCATATTCACATATCCTTTTTTACCCTTTGCATCCGCTTCAAATGCACGAATAGCCTGTTCACATTTTTCAAAGGTATTAAATTCCATTGTGGGAATCACTGTATTGGTAAAATGCCCATTACTGTTTAACACAATCAAAACAAATACAATAGTGTTCATTCTTCAAACTCCAAAAAGATATAGTATGGTACTATTAGTATACCTGTTATCGTCATCAATGCGATGCCGGCCATTAGGTATACTAGATAAAATGGTGTTAGTACCCATTCAATTAAATCAACATCAAGACTCATCATTTACTCCCAAGTTCTATGAACTTCTGCAATATGCTCAAGTCCATCATATTCTTCAACAGTATATTCAACACCGTCAGGAATATCCACAACTCTCAGGTTGGCGCAATGACCATTGGCAACATCACCTAGTTCTTCAACTACTTGGGCCAATACTGGGTCGTGACGTTCAATATCTCGTTCATAAAACGATTGTTCAGAACACAATTTATTATATGCTTGGCGATCATTCATAGGCATTGCATAAAATGCTTCACCTTCTTTTCTCTCAACACGATCTTCTGATTTTACCAACCAATAGGTCCAGAATCCCCAATAACTTTTATCCTGTTCTGGGTAAACAACAATATCTTTAATTTCAAGATATCGCATAACAGCTTCGTGACTCAAGTTAAAGCCACCATAACATTTATTGATTACTACTTTCATTATCAATCTCCAAAAACTGTTCCACGTTGTTGCTCATAATCATAGAATGCTACTAGCTTAGCTGGCTCGTTATTTTCTGGCTTAGCATAATAAACAGTTAAGCCACCTAGATCACGCGATGCATAAAACTGCGTCTCGTTAAAAATAGTAAGTTCAGCTAACACTTCTAGCTCATCAGAATACTCACGATCGCTGTAGTCTATAGTATAGACTTTAGTGTTATTAATTTTCTCAGATTCTTTGTCAGTTATTTGATGCACAATGTTGCCCTCGTTTACGTTGGTCTGAAGTTTGTTGAATGCATAATACAAATGCTTCACGTCTGCATCGTCAGAGTACTTGCCATATACTTTGTCGATAGCTGAAAACATATACTGAAAGTGTTGTTGCTGTGTCTGCATAGTATTCTCCGAGTTGCTAGATCTTAATTATAACACCTTTGGCATTCTATGTCAAGCGCTTTCTAGCATTCAATCTCTATCCACTCCAACGCAGATATAGGACTTTCGGTTATCCTGATTTTTCTTGGACAACCGTTTTTCCTCTCTAAAGCATTCTGTCCAATTATCATAATACTTTAGTGGTTCATACCTAAGATCAACCTTTTGAGTTGTTGGATCCTGTGTAAGAATGGCTACTACTAATACTATATCTGGAAAAATCATATTGTTAAATGTAAAAACATTCTCCGCGTTTGTCTGCACCGATAGAATCATACACATACTCACGGACAACAGTATCCAATGCCTCGCCGTATAGATCATGGTTGCTATCTGCTAATTGCACAAGTTCTTCGTATGTTTGTGCCCAAGTATAATTATTTTGTATTGCTCGCAACACAATGCCGTGAATTTCGTTGTTGCCTTCAGGTGAATACATTCCGTAATTGTTTACCATGCCAATTCCTTTGCTTTAAATCTGATCTGACCTTCATACTCAAACTGAGACTTCTCAAAGTCTGTCATATAGTCGTTATCAACCAATTCCCATCCCATCACCTCACGGCGAAAGTATTCGCTGTTCTCTTCAATCTGACTGCGAAGAGCCATGACCGCTTCGGTGGCTTCTTTCTCACCGCCTTTAAACTTGGGCACAAAGAAGTCTTCGCCACCTTTGAACTTCCAATACTGGGGGCACTCACCTTTGCCGTCCCAATCATGTGCGCCATAGTTCTCTTGATCCTGTGTCCAAATGTGCAATTTCATTGTCTGTTCCTTTTTGCTGTTCATGTCATTATTATAACACCTTTTGGTCAACCAGTCAAGAAAAACCCTGCACAGAGCAGGGTTACTATAGGTAATAAAAAGGTTTTACCTTTTAGAGATACGTATCTATTTGAGATCCCTTAGCTCTAATAGCTTGTATAAAGGCTCTTTGTGTATAAATGATGTCTGCAACTGTCGCGACGAATTGCGTATTTTGCACTTCCACTCTTTCAGGTAAAGAATGTGCATCTGTACGTCTAAGTTCAGTCACAAGGTTAATAGTAGGGACAACTTCTGCAGAATGAATTCTCATGTTATAATTTCTTTTATAATATCTAATGCTATACGAACTGTGTCTAAATCTACGTTTAGACTGGCAGCAATTTCTAGTACATCAAATTTACGTTCAAATAGCTCTCTAATTTGATTTAATAGGTCTCTTTTCATTGTAAATTCCTTTTAGTTATTTATACCAACCCCTTAGAGAGATATAGGTGCCGTCAGTATACTCTGCTTCTATTGAGAATGCGCAAAGGCATACAAGATAAACAAAAATCCATAATAGTGATCTAAACATTACATTTCACCTGCTTGCTGTTGTCGAATATACTCTCCATATAAAAGATTGTATGCTTTTTGTATTTCATCAGATAGAATAGTTGCATCTTTTTCAATTTGATTAGCAATGGCATTTGCCAATGCTCTGGATAAAAAAATCTCTCGTGTATGCCCAGTAGGTTCGATTTCAACATTACTCATACTCTTCTTCCTCATAACTAGGAGTAGTTTCAATTACTACATGACCAAACTGAATTCTTCCGTCCCAATCAGATTCGCCTCGACCACCCACGGTCACAAAATCCTCATCAAATTCAAGAATAGCGCCTACATCTAAAAATTGGTCAAAATTATCAACATACTTGATATCGTCTAAAAGAATACAACCAATTGATCCTGAATCTACACTATATGAAAAGCCATAATGATCATGGTATGTTCCATCACCATATGCTGTGCTGTACATTGCAAATCTACGACCATCTTTTAATTGAAATTCGCCTTCAAGGACTCGTGTACCCTGTATGGTGATATCACAAATATCTAGCCATTCATCATCGGCCATTACATAGCACAAGTCGCCAATATAATATTTTCCTGCTGGCATCATAATTACAACACTCCTAGTTGTTTCTGAATAACGTAAACAATTTCTTCACGCATACCTGAAGTCATTTCAAGATATGCCCATGCTGGAAGATATTCATCTAAACGATGTATATCTAAGGGTTTTGGTTGAGCCTGTTTAGTATATTCTTCTAGTTGATCCAGTGTAAATGCCCAGTTTGGTCCTTCGACCTCGGCACCCACACTCGATGCTAGTTTTACAATATCTAATCTATTCAAGAAGTTTCTCCGACTGATTCTACAATACGTTGCCACCGATATGCAACAACATTCTCAACCATAGTTACGGGGATATCCAAAACTGCAGCAATTTCATCAATCATAAGATTTGTGCTGCTAAGCAGATCATTAATCTCTGCATCCAATTCTGACATTTTACTCATAGTTTGCTCCTTAAAATAAATCAACTTGAACTTGCTTACCTATTTGAGTCGTATTGTAACTGGTCATACCACAACCTGTTGGTAACGCCTCACCTTTTCTCTTTGCCTCATAACGCAAATGCGACAAACGCAAAACACCATCGCACGCAGCCTGCCGAAGACTATGAGTGGCAAACACGCTGGCAACACCACCTACAGTTGTGTAGATTCCAAACCCATCAATTATCACACGGATTTTCTGTGAGTTCTTAAAACCATCGATGAAAGTCTTTGTACGCATTTTAATCCTTCTTAGGGAAACGAGCAGTCGGGTCAACTAACTTCTTCATACCTGAATTTGATTTGCCTCGAGCTGAGACTGGCTTAGGATTTTTGCGACCTTTCAGAACTTCTACAGTTCCGCCGTTAGCTAAAAACTTTGCTAGTGCATCTTCTTGCATTTCTCGTGCTACATCCTTGGGGACTACTGGGAGATCTTTTACTTCTTGCATCTTGTTTCCTTTTTTGCTATGTGCTTATTATAACATCTAATGGAAAATTACTCAAGCAATAACCATTAGAGTTAACGGGTTACTGTGTATTTAATGTTGGTAAGCACTCACCAATAAGCTGACGCTCAATAGCATGTGCTGCAACTTTACCTCTCACTACAGCTAATTGCTGTGCCACGAATGATTCTGGACCAAAAGAGCGAATTGCTTCGCACAATGTCCAGGATTTGCCCTCAGTCAATGCCCGTCGTACATGCTTTTGCACACGTATTTTCAGATCACGCTGACGAAATCCCTGCGTAATGCCTATATAGAAATCGCCTGTGACACAATTGGTCAGGCAATATACTATATGTCTACGATCAATTCTCTTTTTTCTTTTCATGCTATAATTATAACACCTTTTGGCAAACTTGTCAAGTATAACCCGTCAGAGAGTAAGGGTAATAAAAAGGTTTTACCTTTTAGGTTTGTGTTCCAAACTTATCAGTTTCGTAAGCCCAGTGTACTGTGATCCAATCATCAATACACATTCTTTCAGTTATTTTAGGATCTGCAGGTATATTTTTGCCCGCCTTTGCCATTAACTCATACCATTTTGGAAAGTATGAAGTTAGTATTGTGTTTTCTGATAGTGTAACCGATACATCCATATCAGGTTCAGAATAAGACCAATATTTCATTAATCATTACTCTTTTCGTGCAGTTTAGGTTGATAGAATCTTTTTTCCTGAATAGTTAATTCTTTAAAGATTTTCCTAGGGCTTGCACACATAATACATTTAGGATTGCCACAGTCCAAAGCATGCTGTTTGACAAACTTGTGTGGTTCCTTTACATCTATACCGTGTGACTTGGCAATCTTTGTTTGCTTTTTGATATGGACTTCATCCTGATGAAGTCTTGAACTATGTTTTAGTTTGTCCTGTTCCGCGCTCATTATTAGCACCTTTCTCATTTTCAATTTTAGTATTAACTTGTTCTGGATAAAAAATGGGTGCTGCCCATACACCAAATTGAATTGGCTTCCAAAACTTGTGGAAGAGATTATTTAGTAATATTAATATTACCCCAATCACAACAAACCCTAACCCAGATAAAATGCAGCCAATTAAAAAATTTGCTGCTTGATCTATTGTCATAATCCTTTCTTTCTATATGCTTGCTTTTCTTCTAATCCCACTGTCATTTTTTCATAATCTTTTTTGGTAATTTCCTTAAAAGAATGTTCCTCCACCATCTCTAATGACTTTTCAAATTCTAATAAAGAATGTAGATTGTAACCTCTTGCAGGCACTTTAAATTTAAAGCCATCTACCAATACTACACTTATTTGGTAATAGCCATCTCTACTTATCTTTTTAGTGGTTACAGTCATAACTTCTTAGGTATTTGAAATAGTATCATAGCATGAATTGTTTAAGTAATGTCTTTGCTTGCGGAAACTTGTTTGTGTTTTCCCATTCTGAGTCTGCAACCTCAAGTATAATCAAGCGTTGTAATATATCGCAAGTGTTTTGTTCTTCTTTGGATAATGTCTCATACCAATCGAAGAATTCATTCATGTCATCAAGAGACCACATCATATCGAGCATTTCAACTTGCTCATAGGTTAACCCGCTTATTTTGACATCTCGGGGATTCATAGGATTTCCTTTTGGTTGATATGTCTATATTATATAGTCTTTTGTATTAGTTGTCAAGTCTTTTTATACTGAGGGATTACAAGGGGGACAAAGGGGAGTTTTTGCTTTATGAGCATCTTATCCTCTTCAAAACCTTTACTTGTAGTCCAATATTTATTTTGATTGCTAGTTTTCTTTCTTGCAATCTCATACAGTTCTCGCAAGTAATCCCGGTTAATCTCAGTCATAGAAGATTATTTACCTGTAAGAATTTATATAGTTTTATATAATAGGAAAAGGATGCAGGATACACTTCGGGATCGGGTAATTTCTCACCCCAGCGTTCCTGCATTTTGGTATAAAAATCAATTATTTCTTGATCTGTCATACATCAACATACTTTAAAGTAAATCTTTCAGCACGTTCTTCATAATTGTCATATCCTCTTGGATTGCATACAATACGAGTAGAACCAATCATATAATCAAAATCCTCGTGTGTATGTCCGTGAGTCCACAACTTAATCTGAGGATGATCTAATATGAATGCAGATAGATCTGAACTATAGCCACCGTTCATTATTTCTTCATCTTTGTATCGAGGATGAGTCGATAGTTTAGATGGTGCATGATGCCCGACAACTACAAACTTTTGATTAAATTTACCCTCAGTCATAATGCGAATGTATTCCAACATTTCTCTGTGGTCAACAACTGCATCTTCTGGTGCAAAACGACTTTTACGTTTATGAAATTTACCATCCTCATCTTTAAAGATTGTTACCCGATTACTATTTTGAACACAACGGAAGTCATTCATCATGCTTTTCATGTGAAGTAAGGTGATTGGATCTTCATTATTCATATCAGTCCACAAGGTGCCACCGATGAATGTAGTGTCATCAATAACTTTAGTCTCCTTGTCTAGCAAATACACATTGCTTAACATATTAGAATCAAGCATTGATTGTAGTTTGTTTTTAGACTCACCAAAATCTCCGTTGTAATGCTCATGGTTACCCATGATAAAGATTACGTGTGGAAATTCGAATGAACAACGCTTAAAGAAATCTGTAATGCGATTACTGCGAGAACCCTCAAGGAAATTGTGTGGATCAGGTTGACCGATATCGGCAGCAACACAGATATCACCGCCAAGAATTAATACATCGGCGTTGTCTGTGTTTTGTAAATTGATATCACCAAACTCGAGGTGAATATCTGAGCAAATTGCTACTCTCATAAATTATTTGAATAAAATCAAAGCCATTAAAACTGCCTGTGCTATAAAACCTACACCTATAGTAATTATATTGAGTGCATCTTTAAGTACAACTGCTCTTGTGAATAATAAAACCAATCCTGCCCACATCATTAACACCACATCAAGGCTGGGTGGTTTATCACTTAGTCCTGTAAGTAATGCTAGTAATGAAGGAAGTGTTGCGCAATGTATTACTATTACTGCCAGCCAACCCATAGTGTCGGCAGAAATTTTATATAGATGCTCATTTAAAAAATTTCTAACAGCATTGATGTTAAAGAAGTTCATGTTCTTTCTCCGTAAAAGATGTGTCTACCGATCTGTTCTATCTTTGGTTTTTTCCAATTTGGATTTACATAATCCGCGTGATAATATAATGCGTTATTTAGAGAAGGTAATCTAAAATTCTCTAATAGAACTTTCTTTGCTACCAATTCACTTTCTTCCCATAGGGGTTTGTATATTGGTCTGATTTTGTGTGTATTCTCACAATACCAACTAAATTGACAAACTACCTTTGCATAAAAGATGTTTTTCTGATAAACAACTTCGCATACTGAATTCGCAAACTTTCCAGAATTTACTCTGTTCATAGTTACTTGTGCCACGCCTACCTTGCCTTCAAACGGTTCGGATGCCGCTTCCCAATATATGTTTCTAGTTAGGCAATCCAATTCTTTCATTCTTGTGGATGCACTAATATAGTCGGGTGGCCATGATGATTGAGTTTCTTTGAGGTTGCCTAATTTGACTTTACATGTAATTGCCACGGCGGACACTACAAGTGCAAATCCTATTATTTTAAAGAATTTCGCGGCAAAATCAACAATGGTTGCACTGTTGGTTTTTAAACTAATATCCATTTTTTCTCCTATTTGGATCCCCTCTCAAAAACTGAGACAAAGAGTGCATAGGGCACTATTTTTCTAAGGGATTTATTTGGTCACAGGATAATTATATAGGACTTGACTAGGTTTGTCAAGCGACCCGGACAACTAATCCGGGTCTCTGCTAATCCGTAAGATTAAGCTTGTGTTTCTAATTTTGGCACAGTAACTGCTGTCCAATTTAATATGGATTCATCCCATGTATAGAATGTTCCTTCTGTTTCTGTTGTTGGCATAACTGCCTCAGGTTGTGCAACAGGCGGCTGCCAATAGCATGTGTTCTCATCCAAAATCCAGCTTGCAAAAGGTTGAGGTGCATAAAATGCATCTCTGCCTGCATCATATACATAACCAATGCCTGCGTAGTTTTTACGCAAAGGAGTGCCACCGTTGCGGTGTGTACCACCTTGGGTATTGTAACTTGTTTGAACCCAAGTGCCGGGGTCTCCTACAGCACCTGTGTCAATAAAATCTTGATCAGCAACAATAACTTGTGTTACTGTTCCGTTTTCTACTTTAGCAAAATGTCCCATTTTTTCTCCTAAAAATTTACCATTGTTGGTAATTGCTACATTGTTTATTTATTTATATGCCTATTATATCTAAAGTGTGTTTTTGATGTTTGAAGTTATTCGGTCTTAGTTTACTGTGCAAATGCAATGTAGTAATATGTGCGCCCAGAGGTGTTCAAGGTTGTGCTTGATGCCAGTTGAAACCCGCCATTCACTTGAAGACAAACATCCCCAAGAACAGCATTTGCAACTGTTCCACTTAAATTCATACTGTAATTGTTGCCTGTGGTCATTCCTATAGCCTGGGTAAACATGAACATCCCCTCAGTAGCTTCAAAAATTATTATTGCGCCAACGGTGAAGTTGGTAAAAATTGTTTGAGCCGCGCCTGCGCCAGCATATTTGCCCGTCACTTGCACGCCAGCGCTATCAGCCCACACCATCCATGCCGACGCTTGGCCTGAAGTAAACCCATTTCCGTACGCAATCCAAGCCTCACCATCGGTATTCGGCGGGTTGTTCCAAGGGCTTGTTCCAGTCCTTGTAAAGGTACCTGAGCCAAGCGTGTAACGAGCACTTGGATCGTGCGCATGCCACAAATACCAAGTTGCGCCAGTTGTTTCCATGTTTTTGAGCATGAAAAAAGTTGGGCGTTGCTGTAGATTCCACGCTACTTGCCCACCATCAAGTACACTGCCAACCGTCGATCCATGATCAAACATATTGGGGTAATGATAATTTACCAATACCGCATAATTTGTGGTTGAAACAAGGTTGTTTATCTGCAAATTTTCCCCGTCCCATCCACCTGTGTCTGTAGCAGTATTTGTGGCACCGTTTAGAGTCCATGCAAGCTGAGTGTTAGACCCTGATTGATTGTAGTATGAAAAATGACGGCTATAAATTTTGTTAGCAACCGCACCTGTTCCGTTTCCTGAGATAACCCAAATAGTTGCCATGTTCATTGGGTATCTGTTGGGGTTTATTGATATGGTGGCAGATGTTGCACCCGCAGTAATTTTTTGCTGTGATTTAAACCCAGCTTGAAATGGTCTGTACTTAGCCGCATTTACATAATAGTCAGAAACTGGCTGTAGAAAACTGTAGTAATAATAAGCAATTCCGCTCACATTCCAGCCCCCAGTTCCAGCGCTGTAAGAGTAAATGCTTGTAGGGTTAACGTACTGCACAACACTACCTGTGCCTGTGGTTAAAGCAAATGGATTGGGCGTAAGGGCACCTGCGGCACTGACTGCGGCGCTTGTTCCAAACCCATCCATAGTCCATCCCGTTGGGTGATTGGCAGCAGTGCGCGTGAACATCCCCATTGAAAGGCCGTGAGTCCATAGTTGCGATGGCGTTATTGCAGTGGTTTTTGCGGTTCCATCACCAACGTAAAATGAACGATTGAATGCCTTTTGCGCCGCCTTGGCTCCATAACTTGCTGCCGAGTCAAACATCCAGACAACATAGGTGCTTGATGATTCGTTTGTAAACGTACCAGAGGCGTTGTAGCCAACGGTAATTGTATCAGCGCCGGCGCCAACACCTGTCCCCCATATACTGGTTCGGGACGTGTCCATCTGCGCGACGGTTTGAACGCTTCCCGAATAACCTGTAAGCAACGTATGTGCGCTTCTAGACTGAGAGGAATTCCACCAAGACATGACGCCATCCGACTTCATAACCATTGCCATATTTGGTTGCCAAGCCACTGCAGGTCCAGCGCCAGCGATTGCTCTGTTTGTGGCGTTGTTACCACTATAATAGTTTCTTGTAAACCCAAATGAAGTATCGCCCGCGTGAAAAGCAAAATACTTCCAAACTACCTTAGTTGTTGCATTTCCCGAGGTAATGGCCGCAGTACCAAAATTAAAAATTAAATCGGTACCTGTGGTGCCGCCTCCATCAACTGAAGTAAGGGACTGTGCGTCAAACGATTGGCCTACTGCTCCATTTTGAATATAAGACCCGGCGCCGGGGCCAGAGTCAAAAATCAACATTGTTCCACTCTCATAACTGCGTGTCCCACTCACCACTTTACCAACCTTTATCAACATCAGGCCCCAGCCATTCGATGTGGTGACTTTGCCCGGCATCCCTGCGCAGGTAATGCTCCAAGCTGTTCCCAACCCTGTCATTACAGTGCCTGTTTGGAAAAAGTTTTCAATTGGCACACCCGAAAGAACAGCGGGTAACTTGAGATTTTGCCCAAGACCTTGCGCTGAACCTGATCCTGCTGTTGAGACAAATGGCATAATACTAGGTGTAGTTGGTTCTAGATGCTAAAACGGTGTAGGTTGCTGAGGCTGTTTTCATAATTGTGTACACGTACATATCAATACCAGTGCCAGCGCTGTTTGTTGGGGCTGTTCCAGTTGCCCATTTTGGGGTAACTGAAGTACCGTCAATCGAGAATGCTGATTGATAAAAAGTTATTGAATTTGCTGCTTGGGCGTGAGCAATTGTTATTGCGCTTCCAACAGACAATACTGAGTTCAATGTGGTTGTTGAATTAGCCCTGACGTTCATCGTCCAGTTGTTTACGGCGTTAGCTGTATTGTACAAAACTGATTGCGTACTTACGTCGTAGTTGAATGTTGCTGTCGGCGCGGGTGATGAAATTGTTGCGGTTTCAATTAACGCAGTCACAACCGAATTATTTGCAATACTTCCACTTGCACTGTTACTTGTAACAGTAACTGCACTACCTACGACTGTAGCAGTTACTCCAGTACCTACAAAATTAATACTTGTTGTGGCTGTGGATAAAATGTTACCCTCATCAGACACGGTTAACGCACTACCACCGCCCCCACTTACGTTGGCAGTTATTGTATTATTTGCAGAAATAAGAATATTATTACCTGCATTTAATACAACAGGAGAGTAATCATCCCACTGAACAGATGTTCCCCTCAATGCAATTAACTTATATAACTTATTAGTTGTGGGATTATACCATTCATCCCCGAGAGCCCCATTTGGGGGCTGGGTTGTAGATACTATATGAGCCATTTTTATGCCTGTGCTTCTGTCCAGCTGATACGAGCGTTAATGTTTGCTGGTACGCCTGCAGGAGACAAGTTTGTTGCACACAATGTAATCATATCAGGACCATCTGGATACTTACCTAGTAAAGTATTAGCCAGTAAAGATGTACCACCACCTAAAATACTTGTACCAATATCTCTGGCCAATGACATATCCTGTTGAGTCGTACCTGAAGCATTCGTGAAGAATGAGAACATATTCTCACCGCGAACGATTGGAGTGGCATTAGCATGTAAAATATATTGTGCCAAGCTTGAACCACCGACGTTTTGCCAACGACCTTCTGCAGGAGTTCCGTTCAGAATAACCTCAATACGATAAGGTGATGTTGTCAACGCATCCATTTGGCGTAGAACCAACTGCATACGATTATTAATTTCTCTTGCACCCATTAATCCTGTTAAACCGCTATCGACGCTAGGTGCAACTCGCAAGCTAATCATAGCATATCTGTTGTTTGTAGGTAAATTGGCAAGAGCAACGTTTTGACCAATGTTAAACACCAACGATTTATCGTCATCATATTTACCATCCATAATTACAGATGAACCCCAGTGACTCATTGTAGAAGCAACTTGAGGCGAATACAATGATACTTGTGTTGGTGTATTTGAAGAATATGTAAATTGACTTGGAGTAATTGTGCCGCCAGCTGTTGCTCTGTTACCTATTGTTAATGCATTGCCTGTCTTTGCAGTATATGTGATATACTCAATATTAGCATTTCTATTTCCTGCCTGTTGTACAATTACTGTACCTACATTCGGGAAGTTATTTGCATCTAATACTGTTATAGTAGCACCTGTTGTAGCAGAGCTTGCTAATGTTGCGCCTAATATTGTATATGGTGCATATGTAGATGTTTCATATCTTGAAGCCATATTACCAGAACGCATATAAGCTTCAGTATTAAAGTTATTATTAACAATACGATGGCAATATATTACCTCGCCTCTGTTATTTTTAACACCGAATCTAATAGCACCTGCACCATACCATGAGAAGTCCATGTACCACATCTGCATTCTTGATAAATCAAGAGTGTATAAACTATGTCCTGTACCGTCTAATTTATCTATGTTCCATATGCTTTGCGGATACTTGGTATCTATTGTTTTACTTACTAAAGAGTTAATTACGTTAACTCCTCTGTATTCTGGGAATATATTTAGAACAGTATCAGATTCAATAGATTGAATTTTATAACTTGTTCCTCTGATTACAATCATATCGCCAGGTTGTAGTTGAGTACCAAATTTAGTAGCATTACCTGTAACGATTATGTTACCTGTGTTGGCAGAAACCGTTCCAGTAATTTGTTGTGTACTAGATCTCTTAACACAATATATTTGTTGTCCATCATACTCAAAGAAGAAACCATTTTGTTCGTCAAACATACCTAATCTATTTCTTGAACCATACCATGAGTATGGAGAAACAACGATTGGGAATCCTGTTGTCGTTGTAGCACTTGGTGTAGTATTGCTTGTGTATGTTAGAGTCAATGGAGAAGGTGCACCTGTTACTGCCCATAAACCATTATATCCTGATTCATTTACACCACTTACTGTAATGTTTGCACCAACACCTAAACCGTGAGGTACTTTAGTTAAAACTGTTACTGTTGTACCTGATGATGTAATATTATCAGGTGTGATGGATGGTCTAAAAATAGAACCAGTACTAAATTGTACACCTTTACCTGATTGATAGCGGAAATATCTACGAGTTTGTCTTACAAACTGAGAGTTATGTGCTGGTAATTGATTTGTAAATTGAACACCACCGTCAAACGCTCTGTGCTGTACATAACCTGCTGGTCTCATATACAACGTATTTGCTGCGGTATTTAGAGTTGCTGCACCTGCAGTCCAAGTAGTTCCAATGTAGCCGTTAGCAATTAAAGTGTTACTTGTTGGTGTGTTTGCCACATTCCAAATACCATTTAAACCTGTACTTGCTAGAACACCGACGCCTGTAACGCTTGATGTATTGGTAAGCATAATCTGATTGCCAGGTGTTAAACCGTGGGCATTGGTAGTGTTAACATAAATTACACCACCTGTAACTGATACGTTATTTACTGCAATCGCTGAATTAGAATAGAATGCACCTGCAAATACATATGTCTTAGTTGGGTCATATAAAATGTTAGATCCAACAACTGAACTTGGTAGACTCGTTACGGGAATAGTTGTTGTTCTATAAGAGAAACTTACGTTACCTGTAATCTGTTCAATAACGAACCAACCATCTGCATTTGCTGTGTCAAGTGTACCTTGAACATAAATTGGTTGACCAACATAAATGTTAGGAGAAATTGTATCTGCAATGCTAACAGTAATTTGTGTATTACCGCCACCTGAATGGAATACGTTAGAGATATTCAATTGACCAGGTTGCGCACCCCAAGTTGTAGTTGGGAAGTTAGGTAAGCCACCGTTAGCAGGTGGAATTCCAGGAGCAGGGGCATTTAAAAAGAATGCTGTTGGTCTGTTATTCATTAGGGAAATACTTTCCCACTTTGTTGGCTGTGTGCCATATTCAAAGTCTGTATCAATTAATGACTGAGGTTCCGAAACTCTCATCTTACCTACAGGATCAAGTTGTGATTCCGCAGGAGTTGTTTCTTGATATGTCTCTTCAACTAAAATCGACAACTTATCTGTACTGCTCATTGCAGTAGTATTATACGCCAAAAGAATAGTTGTTGATTCTACGTTTGTACCTATACCAGGACCGCCTTGTGTAGCGGTCATGGCATTAACAAATGATGTAGCGGCCAAATTAGGATCGCTAAAGTTGTAGATTACAGTATTACGTGTTACGTTAGTAATTAATAATAATTGTTCTCTGCGGATATTCTTACCATTTACAACAACTGTTCTTGTTGCCGGTGTAAATGTGTAACCTTCTAATATTACGTGCTTTGCCATTTCTTTAGTCTCCTAATACGACTCCACCCGCCGTAAACGGGTAACGTCTTGTTTGAATTGATCTACTGATGTTTCTGATAATTATTGAGCAATCGCTTCCCGGTGAAGGCGCTATGTAAAATACAATATTGTCATTTTCTACTCTATAACCTTGTCTAAATGAATCATATGGTGTTATCCAGGGCCAAGTTGTTTGCCCTATATAAGGTTTAACGAGCTGACCTCCCATTGAAACATCTAAATCTTTTGAATCTAATATTGAAGTATTTATAACATTAGAAACAGTCGTTGTATCGACTGCTAATGTAAAAACTGTTTTATCTCCATCAAATTGAGGAGAGATATCATCCATTACTAAGGGTAATGCAAATCCATTTGCAGCAAGTGTACCGTCTGCTTGGACAGTTACAACTGCACCAACACTTGCCGTGTTGGGTACTTTAATTTGCGATAGTATTATTTGTGTTGACATAATAGTCTTCCGTTATTCTAATACTTATTAGAATGTGATTGTACCTGAGCTATAGAATTTATATACAACATATCCGCCTGAAGATGTTACGACTACATTAGATCCTGTGGTACTTGCAGCAGAAAATTCTGTAGGATGACGTAAAACAACTATACCAGAACCACCTTGTCCAAATTGCCCAGCACCCGATTGTCCGCCACCTCCACCTCCACCTCCGCCGGTGTTAGTTAAACCATTATTAACTGCGCCGCCGCTTGAAGGTTGTCCTCGGCCACCGCCCCCCGCACCGCCATTTCCTCCGGGTGTGCCGTCGCCACTTCCCCCGCCGCCGCCGGCATAGGCAACATTTGCACCTGTAATTAAACTATATCTTCCGTCCCCACCGTTACCCACCGTTACACCGTTGCTACCTACAGCACCTGCGCCCCCTCCCCCGGCGCCAAAGCCGGCGGCGGTTCCACCTGCAAATCCTTCTACCGGAGTATAGCTACCTGCATTGCCCGGACCTGCCTGCCCAATAGTTTGATCGCCTGCTGATACATAACCGCCACCGCCGCCGCCGGATCCGCCTGATCTACCATGTCTGTTTGCAGGTGTGACAGAATATGTTCCTCCACCTCCACCTCCAGATGCGGTTATTGTGGAAAATACAGAATTTGTTCCGTTAGCTCCAAAAGTGGCTGCAGTAGTTCCCCCGGCACCTACGGTGACCGTTATTGGGGTTCCCGGGGTGAAATCACTATAACCTGTATTAGTTCTGTAGCCGCCGCCCCCACCTCCGCCACCTGCTGAATTACCGCCTGAGCCGCCCCCAGCAACAACTAAATATTCTAATGTGAGGACAGAACGGAGAGGAACATTTGCCGAATTTAATCGGTTGTTAACATTATTAAAATTTCTTGCCGTATGGCGTTTTGTTGACATTAGTATATCTCTGAACCAAACAGATTAAAGGTTACGTTACCTTGTAACGAGTAAACTTGCACAGTATCTGTTGCATCCAAAGTCATACCAAGTGTTAATGCAATTGCATCCTGTGCAGGTAATGCGGTATCATATGCAATATAGGCATTAGATGGTGTTGGGCTGGTACCTCTGGGAATTACTGCAATCCTAAATGTTACATTGGATTGAGATAAACTACATATATTTAATGTGGAAATAACTGCACTATTTCCTGCAGGTACGGTATATAATGTTGCATTTGCATTTGCTGCAGGAAAAGCCTGTCCTAGAATTTTATATTTAATTGTCATTTTTTTTTCCTTACATTCCCGCCAATAGGAATGGACTTAGTGTTTCTATTACAAGAACGGTTTGTCCTGAAGAATTAATGGTTACAGAGCCTCCACTAATTGTTGCATGAACCGCAGTAATTGCGTTTGCCGATAGTCCATCTTGTTGAATTTGTGTTAGAGCCATTGTTTTCTCTTATGTTATACTTATATTTATATTAATTCAAATCTTTGTTCTTGATGGAAAAGACCGAACCTTTGTCTATTTCTATTGAATTCCTCAAATTTCTAATTTTTGGTCTCCTTTTTTCGCTCTGTAGCATAGAGTTTGCCCCTATTACTAATAGAATAGCTAACGGATCAAACACTATGATTATGAGTAAAATCATCCATGATACTGCTTTTTCCAATATACTTGTGTCCGTTGCCCCATACATAAATGCTGCAATATACTTTATAGGACCTACTTCGGCCTCGACCTTTCGTACTTCAGCTGCGATTGGCGCACGCTCCTCGCTAATGGCAGCAACAATTTTCTGTTCGGCTTGGATCTCAGACTGAAGCCTTGCACGTTCTTTCTGCTGGGCACGTCTAATAGTAACTGCCTTCTCCGCACCCGTTTCTGAACTGCTTCTTGCCATGACTTGGTCCACTGCCTCATCCATTTGTTTAAGAGCTTTACGGTTCGCATCAATATTATCCTTTGCTGCTTTAATCTTTTCGTCATATATGGATATTTTTGCCAGCACGTCACCTGACACTAAATTTTGATCGCTATGGGCTTTGGATAAGAATCCGAATATACCCATGGATGTTAGTAGGGATAAAACTACAACACTGGTAATAAAATACGTTTTCATCAATGTGTTTATTTTGTTCCATTGTCTATATACGTAGGATGCTGTTACAAGTTTGCCCACTTCAAGAGCTGCGCCCATTATTAGAATAGGAGTTGGGCTAGCTGAAAAGATATAGGTCAATCCCATGATTGAAAAATATCCTGCTATACCTGAAATAGCTAAAGCTGTTCCCAATAATATAGCTGCAAAAATCATTGAGCCATTAACCTATCTACAAAATTTAACAGTAAGGCGTGATGCTCACCGTTATGGTATTTTCCTTTTAGCCAACTGTAACTATCATACCAAAATTGTTCGCTTTCAGGATGGCAACCTATAAGTCCTATGTTCTTTTGAATAATCGCCATCGCATCACCGTTTGCATAAGTAGCGATTGTTTTGTAGTTTCCATTACCAACCAGAGCACAACCATCGTAAAAAAACATCTTTGTGTCAATTCCATCCCAGTTGATTTCAATATTCTTAGCATGAGGTCTCCTTGTGTCAGTTTTTGGTTGCGTGATATATTGTACTGCATCCACTTTATTTAATATGTTAAGATAATGACTACCTGCCCAATAGGCACCCATACAGATGCCTAGATATTTGCCGCCACGATTGACAAAATCAATAACACTAGTTTCGTTATGTTTGAATAAATTTTTGTAACTATTGCTATCCCCAATGCCGCCAGGAACAGCTATCATATCTACATCGTCAAAGAAATTATTTTCTAGTTTATTTTTGGAAAATAGTTTAAAACTATACTTATTCCCTAACGATTTCATAATACCATTGCCACTCTGCACTGAGCATTTTGGGTCATGGATAAATAATGCTATAGTTTTTTGCATTTTAAAATGGTTTCGTTGCGCTCTGTGTCACTGTGCCGTTGTTGGTGACAGTTTGTGTACTTGATGAATCTGTAGTAACAGCTGCACCCAACATTAAATATTCAGTATATGCATCAATCGTTAGTTCTATACTGGGAGCTGATACTGTACTATTATTCGTATCATATCTTGCTTCACCTATAGTAACTCTAAAATTAGTTATGTAACCGGGAAAATATCCACCATAGTATCTACCCACTTGATCAGATGAACCATACCAATCATACGAATCTATACAAGTTCCTGCAGGAAAACTAGTAGGATCAAAATTACCTGCTGCAAATGATGCACGATAGCATGTAACAGGTGCACCTGGACTACCCAATGTGCCTACATACATTGTTTCTAAACCATTGGGGTTGCGGTTTAAAATAATATATTGCCATGTGTTTGTTTGTAATGTTCCAGGAGACCAAGTATAAGTTATTGTGCCATGTCCGCCAGATACATCTAACATGATATTATAATCATCAGTTGTAAATAGATGCATACCATATTCATTGGTAGTACCTAACCATCCCCTGGAAGTAAAATCGCTATTATTATAAAACCAGCCTTCTATTGTAAAAGCTCCAGCGCTCATAGTTAAACCTGGATTTAAACTCAAATATTGATTGGTGCCGTTAAAACTTAAACTACCTCGTAGTGTGGGACCAGGGAGAGGCGGGGGAGGAGAAACTGTTATTCCTCCGTTAATTCTTGTCCCATTTATTAGCATATATTTCCTTAGAACGGATTCAATGAAGAACTTGTTACAGCACCATTATTAGTAATTGTTATATTATTTGTTGACGAATCTTTTAGGAAATTAGCATCATTCGAGGTGTTTAATAATAATTGGGTACCCCCGATTGCACTCAATGGTGAGGTAGGGACAGTAATTGTTGATCCGATGTAAAGTGCTGTGCCGCTAACAATTCTAAAATTGCTTATACGACCATTAAAATAACCATTACCTTGCACCGCACTATATGCAATATCAATTGATCTATTTGCTGTACTATTATATCCTATGCCACTTTGGGACATTACAGAAACTCCGTTTACATAAAGTGTAAGAGTTCCACTTGCTCTTACTAATGCAATATGATGCCAGGTCCCTACAGTTATTACTGTATTAGTAGCACTATTGCGTATACCGCCTTCACCAAAGTAGTAAATACCCCCATTACCATTAAGATCTACATTATCACGATCAGAACTAAAATACCACAAACGCCCAGAAAGATTATTGGGGTAAATCCAGGTTTCCATAGTAAAATCGTTTGTTCCAAAAGCAAACGCAGAACTTGACGGGGTATTTAAATATTGACTTGTGCCATTAAAGGATAAACTACCCTGCAATACGGGGGCTGCCGGAGGAGAAATTGTCATTCCACCTTGTTGTCTCATTCCTGTTATTATCATACGGTTATCCGGTAAATGTTATCGTTCCTGGTCCAGTAAATGTATAATATACATTGCCATTTGAAGTAGTAACAGTGTTACTACCTGTAATATTAGATGTTGCAGTAAAATATGCAGGATGTGCAAAAATAGCCACGCCTGATCCGCCAGCTCCGCTTGCCGATGTGGCGGTGTGTGCACCAGCACCACCTCCACCGCCGGTATTTACGTTACCGGCAACAGCCTGGAATGCTGTACCTGGCGGATTCTCTCCGCCGCTCCGTCCGCCTCCGCCGAGGCCACCGGGACTAGGAGCAACGGGAGAAAAACTATAATCTGCAGCTCCACCGCCGCCGCCGGCATAATAATTACCATTTACCCATGCATTACCATCGCCGCCATATCCTTGTAATGTTCCAGTTTTTCCTGTAGTACCAGCGCCACCGCCCCCACCGCCATACTGTCCGCCACCTGTTCTTGAATTTCCTGGGGCGCCAGGATTTCCCTGTCCTGCTGTACCTGTACCGCCCGTATTGTTTGGGCCTCCACTACCTGCTGAATTTCCTGCACCTCCGCCCGATCCCCCGGGACGACCATTGTACTGTGGTGAGAAGTATCCTGTGCCGCCACCGCCACCGCCTGCAGCAGTTAATGTGCCTGTTAACGGAGAAGCTAAGATTGAGGGTGTACCTGGTTCGCCCCAGTTACCGCCATATGGCGCGCCAGCATTTCCTGCACCACCGCCACCTATTTGTGTAACGGCAAAGCTAGCAAACACTCCTGTTGATAATACAAAACTGTTTGCAATATATCCACCTGCACCACCGCCGCCACCATAATAATTGGCACCTCCACCGCCGCCTCCGCCAACCAATAGATATGATAATGTAAAGGGCGGGGGTGGGGGTGGCGGTGGTTCGATGTATTGTGCGCCGCCAGATAATACTGCGCCGCCTGTTAAAATTAACATATTATTTCCTTAAAATAAGATTGTACCTGAGCTGGTAAATTGATAAACTCTATATCCACCACTTACTGTTATTGTAGGTGAGCCGGTAGTTGTAGTAGCTGCTGTGTAAGTATCAGGATAACGTATAATTACTATACCTTTACCGCCTGCACCGCTTGGACCACCGCCACCTCCGCCTCCACCGGTATTTTCTGCTCCGTCTAATATGCAGTTTGCAATGGCATTAGTTTGCCCTGGTTTTGCACCACCGCCGCCTGCGCCGCCATACCCTACTCTACGTCCTGCGCCGCCACCTGCATAATACCTACCTGTACTAGTAATTGCTACTCCTGTATTTGTAGCTGTACCGTTTACATTCATGTAATAAATACCTGTACTACCTGTACCCGTACCTCTTGCAATTATATACGAATTAGCTGGAATTCCGGTACCAGTAACTTGTGTACCTACATCAATTATTCCATCACTAACTGCGGTTACAGTTAATGTATTATTTGAGGAAAATACTGATGCTGTTCCAGTGAAAGGAATTGTTGCATTGCTTTTTACCCCAATGCCACCAAAGCCCTCTGTAGCGGCTGTGCCACCTTGACCACCTGCACCACCACCACCCGAACCGTTATCGTTACTATTATTTGTACCGCAATCATATCCCTGGCCGGTAGTTCCTAAACCTTGTACACCCATAATTTGGGCGGCACCTCCACCACTACCACCATTACCAACACCTTCTGTGTCATAACGGCGAGGCGAAGTGCCAGAGCTGTTTGGTCCGCCAGCGCCGCCACCAAGTGATGTAATTGTTGTTATACCACTACCAGATATGGACGAGTTACTACCTTTAAATCCGGAAGTTTCTTCACCATTTACGCTTGCACCACCTGCACCAACTGTAATAGTGTATGTTACATTTGAACTAATACCAGTTAAGACAGATTCTGCATTTGCACCTCTACCTGAAGATTCGCCGGCGATTGAAGAACGATATCCACCAGCACCACCGCCACCTGAGCCAATTGCATCATATCCTCCACCGGAGCCGCCGCCTGCAACAACTATAAATTCTAACGTAGTAGGGGGAGGAGGTGGGGGAGGAGGTATATATGTTGCGCCTCCAAATATTGTTGCTCCGCCTGTGATTGTAATTGGCATCTTATTTCCTAATTAAAATGTGATTGTTCCTGAGCTGGTCCAAATATATATTCTATATCCACCTTCTATAATAACATTTGGACTGCCCGTAGTATTCGATGCGGCTGTGTATGTATCTGCATATCTAATAATAGCTACACCTTTTCCGCCGTTCCCTCCACTTGCTGATCCTGCTGGGTATGAAACTCCTCCACCACCACCGCCTGTGCCTGAAGTTCCATTTGTTCCTGGTATACTCGCGCCGGTGGCGCCTGCTCCGCCACCACCAGCTCCACCAGCTCCACCTGCGGCACTTGCTCCACCCCCACCGCCGCCGCCGGCGAAATATACATTACTGCCAACAACATTTCCTATATTATAAGTTGTGGCTTGTGTTGTAGTAATGATTGTCGAAACTTTACCGATACCACCCGCTTTGCCTGTAGTGCCAACGCTCGCCCCGTCCTCACCTGCAGCACCTGCTCCACCTCCGCCTCCGCCTGAATAAGCTCCGCCAGTACCACCACGATTACCAAATCCTCCACTAGCACTAGTAGGTTGTAGTCCTGCCCCATATGTGGTATGATCGGCTCCGTTCCACGATGCTCCGCCACCTGAACCACCTGCTGTGGCATTTGTATATGGACCATAAAAACCACCCGTGCCTCCACCAATAGCTATAACATTACTCGAAGCCAAGATAGATGAGTTCGAACCATTATTGCCGCCGCCGCCGGTGCCGCTTACGCCTGTTCCACCTGCTCCAACAATTACTGTTATGAGAGACCCTATGGTAATAGGTAATGCAGTATTTGCTACATATCCTCCTGCACCACCACCACCGCACCCTAAATTAGGAGCACTTGCGCCCGAACCACCGCCAGCTACTACCAGATATTCTACTGAACTAAGTACCGGTGGAGGAGAAGGTGGAGGAGGTGTTAAATTAAATCCTGAAAGTGATACGCCGCCTGAGATTGTAATTGGCATCTTATTTCCTACCTAAATGTAATTGTTCCAGATTGCCAGAATCTGAAAATGATGTTTTGCGTTTGCATAAATTTATCCAACGAATCTTATTGTGCCAGGACCAGTAAATGTATAATATACATTGCCATCTAAAGTAGTAACAGTATTACTACCTGTAATATTAGATGTTGCGGTAAAGTACGAAGGATGTGCAAAAATAACTACCCCTGATCCTCCAGATCCTCCGGCAGTGGCTCCACCTGCCGGATGGGAACCTGCGCCGCCACCGCCCCCAGTATTTACGTTGCCTGCAAGAGCAAGGAATGTTGTTCCCGGAGGATTTGCGCCGGATCCTCGACCGCCGCCGCCTAAACCACCAGGAGAAGGTGATAGGTTAGCAAAATTATAATCTTGCCCACCTCCTCCTCCGCCTGCATAGTAATTACCATTTATCCATGCATTACCGTCACCACCTTGACCTTGCAAGGGACCTGTTCTTCCTGCAGTACCAGCACCACCGCCCCCACCTCCAGTTTGTCCAAGGGGTGGTCTTGAATTTGCAATTCCGCCAGGATTTCCTTGTCCAGCTGTACCTGCACCTCCAGTATTAGCTGGTCCTGAGTTGCCAGATGGATTTGCTGCTCCGCCACCCGATCCGCCAGATAGTCCATTAAAGTTAACGCCATCATTTGTACCGCCACCACCACCACCTACGGCAATAAGATTTGCACTAAATGCTGCAGAAGATAGGGTTGACGGGGTGCCACTTGCACCTGCTGCACCGCCCCCAGCACCCCCGCCCCCCAGTGTAAAATTAAAACTATACGAAGATAAGGTGGGCACCACAATACTATTGGCAATATAGCCTCCAGCACCGCCGCCTCCAGCATAAAATGCCCCGCCGCCGCCACCCCCGCCTGCTACTAATAGATAACTTAATGTAAAGGGTGGTGGTGGCGGAGGTGGAGGGGTAAGGGTAAGCCCTGAAAATATTACACCGCCGCTAATTGTTAATGCCATATTGTTTCCTAATTAAAAATAATTGTTCCGGATTGCCAGAATCTGTAGATGATGTTGGCATTGGCATAGGTTACGTTTGGTGAACCTGTGGTTGTTGCAGTTGCAAATGTATTTGGATAACGAATAAACGCAATACCAGAACCACCAGCAACACCATTAATAAATGGTGATCCGCTTGGGGAGGTTCCTCCACCGCCTGCACCACCTCCAGTATTTACGGTACCTACAGTACCCAAACCTGAGCCCACCGCCCCTGCGCCACCGCCACCTAAACCGCCTGTGCCTGCAGTTCCTCTACCGTTCCATGTGCCGCCACCACCACCGCCAGCATAATACACATTAGCACCTGTTATTGTAGAGGGTGATCCGTCTCCGCCTGAACCAGCACCACCAGCTCCGCCAGATCCACCAACTGCTCCTGCACCACCTCCACCCCCACCTCCATAATTATTACCAGGTGAACCCGACCCACCAGGATTGCCTTGTCCAGGCGTCCCTGTTCCGGCAGCACCTGCCGTTGGAGCAGGACCATAGCCTCCACCTCCACCTGATCCTCCAGGTTTTCCTGCATAACCAGTAGCAGAAGTTATACCGCCACCGCCACCGCCGCCAATGGCAATTACATTTGATGCATAGGATGCTGCAGTTATCGAAGTATTTGCGCCATTTGCACCTGCAAGAGTAGCTTCTACGTTAGCAGAACCTATACCTCCAGCACCACCTGCGCCAACTGTTCTTGTATATAACGTACCGGGAGTGACTGCCAATGCACTATTGGTTATTAATCCTCCTGCGCCAGCTCCAGCAACACCACCATCATTACCAACAGTGGCCCCTGAACCACCGCCCCCCGCAACAACTAAATATTGTACTGAACTAAGTGGGACAGGTGGAGGTGGTTCAGATGCATATAACGCGCCGCCTACTAATGCCATTCCGCCTGTGATTGTAATTGACATATTATGTTCCTAACTAAATGTGATTGTTCCTGAGCTATAGAAGTTGTATACAACATTTCCACCTGAAGATGTTACAACTACATTAGCTCCTGTGGTATTTGCAGCAGAATATGCAGAAGGATGACGCAAAACAACTAATCCAGACCCGCCGGTTGCTCCCACCCCTCCATACGAACTAGCCCAACCGCCACCGCCACCGCCACCACCAGTATTAGTATTACCATCTATGCCGGCATTATTACTGAAATTACCAGCGCCACCGCCGCCTGTGCCACCTGTACCTTGTGTACCTGGTCCATTTCTAGTTCCGCCTCCACCGCCGCCTGCGTAATTTAATCCAGTTATACTAGATGATGTGCCAGCTCCACCATTACCAGCAACACCCGGTGTTATCCCATTTGCATTTACACCTGCAGAAGCAGAGCCACCGCCACCGCCACCCAAATACGCGGGTGAAGTAGTGCCTGTGCCGCCTGCGTATCCTTCTACCGGACTATAACTGCCTTCATTTCCTGTGCCTCCTAATGGGTGTCCTCCAGAACCACCTCCGCCGGATCCGCCATTTTGTCCCGGAAGCGTACCTGGCCCTTGATCTGCGCCGACCCCGCCACCTCCGCCAGTAGTGGAAATACTAACCACACCGCCTATTAATGATGAATTGGCGCCTTTGCCGCCCTGTTGAAGAGCACCGGCATTGGCCTGCCCTGCAGAACCTCCGCTGCCAACAGTAATAGTATATGGGGTGCCTGGGGCAATAGTTACGGTAGATTGTCTTAATCCTCCAGCACCACCGCCTCCCCCGCTATTACCGGCACCTCCGCCCCCACCTGCAACTATTAGATAATCTATTAAACTAAGTGGGGGAAGCGGCACAAATACGGATAGCCCGTTTGATATTGCCACTCCGCCTGTGAATATAACTGGCATATTATTTTCCTATTTTTATATGCGTTCTATGTACTCTGCATTGTATTTGGCCATTATAATAATCTTCAGTTTCCAATACTCTGCGATCCATTTGTTCTCTTGCCTCAAGATAATTACAAGATCCCTTATTGGGACAAATATGTAATATCTCTCTTATAAATTTATCTGTTCCAACTGTCTCTACATCCTTTTTAACTTCTTCGGATGAGGACCAATAATCTCGCCAATCTGATTCGACCTTTATACGCTTCTTTTTGCCCTTAACCTGTTTAGTTTTACGAAACCAAAAAAGTTTTTTACCTATGTATTTCCGTCCAGTAACAGTATTTGTAATCAAATATACATAACCATACGCAGTTTCTGGTATTTCCTCAAAGGGAATATTATTATAAAGCCACATAAACACCTATCTAAATAAGTATTTATTGTTCTATAATTTCCCATATATCTCCATCTTCGGAGTATCTGTCGGTATCCACACGGGGTGGGACTATGAAATAGTCCTCAGGATCCGTCATTACATCCTCGAGTCGCTCGGTTGCCAAACCTTTGCCCATTGTGCCAGTCTTAATGAACATGGATGTCTGTACAGATTTCTTATATCTGTGATATTCTGACTCATCCCGAGCCATATAATCTTTTTGCTTTTCAGAGAATACTTGTTTCTGTTCCTCCGACCATTGCCTTGAATTGGCACAAGCCCGGGTGCAAAATTTACCGGGCTTGTTGTGTTGTATCCCACACTTAGGACAGGTCTTCGTCGTCGTTGTCGAGATCTTCGTATTGCTCATCTATTTGATCTTCATCTATAGTGGCACCGCAGAATGGACAAAACCCTACATTATAATGACGTTCGTCAAGATCATGTTTTATCTTGAAGACGGCATCACATTCGATGCACTCGTGGTGTTTATTTTTTGCCATGTGTCGATTCCTCTCTTCTTTGCTTCAGTTTCAAATACTCTTGTTCTTAGATCTGATGAACTAAAGTAATGATCTCGCTTGTTAAAATAAATGTCAATTTTTCTTTTCTCACAGATAACTTTGCCTGTGTACTCAGTATCTCTATACTCTTCACCCAAGATACGAACATCAATAGGTAAAGACATAAAGATATCTTCAAGTTCTTTTTCTGTAGAATATACAATAATCTCATCGACGTGTTTACAAGCTGCAACTTGTATTTGTCGTTCGATTATGGATTGTACGGGTTTGTTTTTACTTAACCTGTCGATTGTTGGGTCGACTTGGATTGCTGCGATTAAATGATCGCATTGTCTTTTTGCCTCTTCAAGCATGATAACATGACCAGCATGAAAGAGATCAAAAGTACTGCAAGTAATTCCTATAATTTTATTACTCATATTTGCTCCACTTCAATTTTACATTGATTTAAAAATTCTATACCATTAGTATTTCTATAAGGGGTACGATAGAATACTTTATTTATACCTGCCACATGAATCATTTTACTACATTCAAAACAAGGTGCATGGGTAATATACATTGTAGCGCCCTCGCCTGATTCTGTCGAACGAGCTAATTTACCTATAGCATTTGACTCAGCATGAATTACCTCAGCTTTAGTCTTTAATGTATAGTTTGCACCTTCGTATTCTTCGATGGATTGACCGACACCATAAGTAAAAGTTTCTCGTATTACATCTTCACAGTTGTTATCCCATCCCGCAGGAGTACCATTATAACCTATAGATATAACCCTATCATCTTTAGTTATAATAGCACCAACCTTTAATCTTCTCGCATAAGATAGATCTGCATATGCCTCCGCAGCCGTCATATGTGCATAATCAATTTTCTTCGGCATTCCATTTACCTTCAGGGCATTTTTCCCATTTAATTAATGTCTTGCCCCATATGGCGCAACCGCACGAATCACAAAATTTTGCACCAATAATAATTTTTTTATGTTCACACGTATCACAAATTTGTCTGCGAACTATTACGTAGTTTGTTTTTTTATCGGAATCCATTTTTTACACCAATAATTAGGTTTCACCTTAGCATCCCAGGTTTTACAATATTTTGTTCCTGGTACATATGCCCCACAATTTGCGCAATTTTCTTTACTATTACCTAAAGCATATGCAGGAGGTAATTTTTTATTAATTAAAGTACCATCAGGATACTTTCTTTCTCTTATCTCATCAAAATTTTTCATGCAGCCTTTCCCCACACATCATGCCAGTTTCCTGACAAGGCACCTTTTGCGTAGTCTGTTGCTCTGTTTTCAAAGAAATTAGTATGCGTTGGAGCATTGATCATTTCTTCAACCCATGGTAAAGGATTCTTTTTACGCTTAAAGATGCCTTTTAGTCCAAGACTAATTAGACGTCTGTCAGCAATGTAACGAATATATTCCTTTACGTCGTTCTCTGTTAACCCTTCGATAGCGCCAGATTTGAAAGACAGTTCAATAAACTTATCTTCAAGACTAACCATCTTCTCCGCAATCGAGTAGATCTTTTCTTTGAGAGTATCATTCCATATCTCCTTATTTTCTTCGATGTAGTTACGGAATAATTTAATCATGCCCTCGGCGTGTTGTGTCTCATCAACAATAGACCAAGTAACAATTTGTCCCATACCGCGCATCTTACCCATACGAGGGAAGTTAAGTAACATAATAAAGGAACTGAATAGTTGCATACCTTCAGTAAATGCGCTGAACACCGCAATATGTTCTGCGGTTGAAGCAATCGTACCATTCTTAGATGAAATATCAAGAACAAAGTCATGCTTATCTTTCATTTCTTGATATTCTAGAAATTGATTGTAAGTTGTTTCTGGTAATCCTAGTGTCTCAATTAAATGAGAATATGCCGCAATATGTAATGCCTCACGGGCTGCAAAACCCATAAGCATCATTCTTATTTCAGGTTGCGGAAAGTAAGGTAGATAATTTTTGACATATCCACCAGCGACATCAATATCTCCCTGAGTAAAGAATCGGAAGATGTGCGTAAGGAATTGTTTTTCTTCATTTGATAATTTCTTTTTCCAATCTTTAACATCCTCATGCATGGGTACTTCGGTATGTAACCAATGGCTTTGTTCATGTTTTAACCATGCATCATATGCCCAGGGGTAATTAAAGGGTTTAAACGAATTTCTATCATCCGTCATTTTTGTCTTTTTCATTTTTGCCTATTCTTTTTATACAGAAAAACTACTACCACAACCACAGGTTGTTTCCGCATTTGGATTTTTTATAACAAACTGTGAGCCTTGTATATCTTCTTTGTAATCTATGCTTGCACCTTGTAGATACTGCATGCTCATAGCATCTATTAATATTTTAGTTTTTTCGAGAGGTATTTCAAAATCATCCTCATTCATTACCTCATCAAATGTAAACCCATAGCTCATTCCACTACAACCACCACCTTGTACAAATGTCCTTAAACATAAATCGGGATTACCCTCTTCTATAAAAAGATCTAAAATTTTTGTCTTTGCTGATTCTGTTATGGTTATCATTTTTGTCCCTCGTACATTACTGTGTTAGTTTCGCCGAGTGCCCATTTTGAATCCGTTTCAACTGACCATTTCTTTGTTGCAACTTTAAAGTCTGGGTATTTTAGTTCTTTTGGATTACTACTTGGTTCTAATATGATTAAACGATTATTTGGCTGAGCAGCAAACTGACCATTATCACACTGGATGAAATTATAAGACTTGTGATCCTCGACATCCTCGCTAAAACCTGTATCAAGTGTGTTAAAATCAGGATGAGCACTATCAACTGTAAAAAGATAAACACCATACATCCAATCTCCATTTTTTAATTTAAACTTACACTTCATTGATTGTAACTGTGCTTTCTTTATAACAGCTATATCATATGAAAGGCAATCCCACAACTGAAGATAATCTAAAGGTAGAGGTTCTCCCTCAATTGGTTTCCAACAATATGCATGCAGAGGTAATTTATCATACAATGCGCCATAATTATTTAGATATGATTCAATACGAAATGCTTGGCCTCTTAGAGACTTAACACTAACCCACCAGCAAGGTTCAAGTTCTCCGTGACCTTTTTCAAAATCATAAAGAAATTCTTTGCGAACAAAACATTTTACTGTAGGAAGATTTGCTACGATATGTGCCATTTATACCCTAAAACTTTCTCCGCAACCACAGCGGTCTCGTTCGTTTGGATTTTTAAAATCGAATCCCTCGTTTAGACCATTTCTAACCCAATCCATGGTCAATCCTTTCAGATATATATCACTTTTTATATCAACTAAAACTATAAAATCTTTATGTGCGTAATTAATTACACCTACGGTTTCTTCATACTTATCCACATATTCAAGTGTATATGCCAATCCACTACAACCTGTAGTTTTTACGCCTAGTTTAATACCAACACCCTTACCCCGTTTCTGAAGTTGAGTTTTAATTTTATCATATGCTTTTTCAGTTAACGAGATCATGTTTCTTCTTATAGTCTAATACTGCAGCCTTTATAGCATCTTCTGCTAAAATAGAACAATGTATTTTTACTGGCGGGAGAGCAAGTTCTTCAGCAATGGCACTATTTTTGATAGTGAATGCTTCATCCAATGTTTTCCCTTTGACCCATTCTGTAACGAGTGAACTAGAAGCGATTGCGGAACCACATCCATATGTCTTGAAGCGAGCATCTCTAATAATACCATCTTCTACCTTTATTTGTAGTTTCATGACGTCGCCACAAGCAGGTGCCCCCACCATACCTGTGCCGATTGTGTCGTCTGTCTCAAACTTGCCTACATTCCGAGGGTTTTCGTAATGATCGATTACCTTATCTGAGTAGGCCATATATTACCAAGTTACTTCGCCGCTAGAAATCTTTCTTAGGCCCATATTAATAGCACCCATTAAAAGCATTTGATATTCCGCAGGAACTACAAAGCCATAATTTGTTTGTACTATTACTAATACACCTGCTACAATATTAGCCCAGAAAGTTTTACTATAGTACCACTTTTTGCCTGTTGCTTCGCTTACCATTGCTTCGTTAACTGCTTCAATAATTTTTTCGTTAACTACTGTTTCTTTTTTCGTTGCCATTTTATTTCCTTATTTTTAGATGTTTACCGCCGCATAATGGGCATTCTTCTTACATAATTTAATTATTTCCCTTGACAATATTATCGTCTTTATCTCGGCATTCCGCGCATTCGCACTTATTACAAGAACAAGGGTTAGAAGGGCAGGAGCCCTGACAATGAGCGTCGTGTCCACACCTTTGGCATGTGTATCTGACGTATTGTTCATGTAAAAATGGTGTTTGCATATTTAACCTTCGCAAGCCAAACAAGTATCACCCTCAATTATTGCTTTCATATCTAATTCTTTAATAACTTCTCTTTCAATTCTTTTAGAGACTTTATCTGCTTTGCCAATCTTTTCAGAGCGGCAATAGTAAAGGGTTTTCAATCCTTGCTTCCATGCCATAAAATGTACAGCATGCAAATACATAATATTTGCATCTGGTCTAAAGAACAGATTAACAGATTGTGCTTGATCTATATATTGCTGTCTATCGGCGGCGTGTTGGATAACCCAGCGTTGGTCTATTTCCATAGATGTTTTAAATACATCTTTTGTCCAATCATTCATCCAAGTTAAGTGTTGTACTGACCCGTCATTCGCAATAATTGAAGACCAAATGTCATTATAATCATTTTGAGATATTGTTCCACTATCGCTAGATAAATGATCTTGAATAACTCTATCAAGCCATTTATTTTTATTAAGCATAGAACCACTTAGTGTATCTTGTCTATAGGCGTTAGCACGTAATGGCTCAACGGAAGGAGAAGTATTTCCCATAATAATAGAAGAAGAAGCGTTAGGAGCAATAGCAAGCATATGAGAAAAACGTCTACCTGTACCTGCAGCATCGGGCGCCTCGCCCCTCTCATGTCCTAATTTAAGATTTGCTTCATCTAATCCTTTTCGAATATGCTTAAAAATTTGTAGGTTTCTTCCCACTGCCATGGACGATTCCCAAGGAATATTATTTTTTTGTAAAAAGGCGTGCCAGCCTAGGGCTCCAATACCAATGCTACGCTCATTCCGAGCAGAGTAAATAGCCCTGGAAATGGCACTAGGTGCATTATCAATAAAATACTGTAGAACATTATCAAGCATTTCAGCAACATCAGCAAGGAAGAGAGGGTCAGATTTCCATTCATCGTAGTACTCCAAATTTAAAGATGACAAACAACATACCGCGGTGCGTTCTTTATCTGTAGGTAAAATAATCTCAGAACATAAATTAGATTGTTTGATACTTAAACCAAGCTTCTTCTGAAAATCTGGCATCGCTCTGTTACTGGTATCAATAAAATGTAGATATGGTTCACCTGTTTGCATTCTCATTTAATAATACGTTGCCATAATTCTCTAGCTGAAATAGTATCACGTACTTCTCCGGAATGAGGATCTTTTAATTCCCATGTATCATCTGCATCTTTATCCAACATACATTTTTCAACTAATTGCATAAAGTTATCAGTAATATTAATACCGTGATGTAAATTAAGTGTCCTCATATTAGGATCACCTGTTGGTTTACGCATTTCTAAAAATATGAGAATATCCGGATGAGAAATATCAAGATAAGCGGCATAACTACCCCTACGAGTCCTACCTTGTCTATAAGCGAGAGATGATGCGTCATATGTGCGAAGGTGGGGCATAACTCCAACCGACTTATCATCCGCTGAACGAATTCCAATACCAATTCCAACTCCTCCGCCCAGCATACTGAGCCAATTTACTTCCGCGAGAGTACTAACCAAACCTTCAGCACTGTCATCGAGATAAGGTAAAAAACAAGAAATAGGAAGACCACGCTTACTGCGACCAAAGCTAAGAATGGGAGTAGAATAAGAAAGCCAATGCTTGGATGAGTACTCATAAAGTCTCTGTGAATGCTTCTCATTAGTGCCAAACGCTTTGGATACATATGCGAACCTTTCCTGAGGAGAAACCTCATCTTCTGTCATATAACTTTCTTTTAATCTTTTAATTCCCAATTCATCAAATAAACTATCTCTAGTATAATTGACATTAATCCCATGGACTACATCTTTAGTCATTCTTACTCCAATTTTTATTATTTTACTGATTCAAAAATTTGTTTTTGAATTCGATACCATTCAACCCATGCATCATTTTTGACTGCACATTCATAATATGTCGTATAATTTATTGCTACTGTTTTAGATATATCACTTAGCTTAGCATCTTCTTTTAATTTTTCAAGTTGAGGACACTTATTTAAAAGGCTTTCGGGTACATCTGGAAATTTTGCAGTAACAGGAACTGTTGTAGAACAGGCTGTTAATGTAACAGAAAATAAAACTAAAGTAAAATACTTAAATATATTCATTTTGGTTGGTCTGCAGCATCATTATGTGCTTTGATAAATTCTTTAGGGATCTCACAAATACCACCTGGTGCAAATTTTGTATCATATTTAACTATCTCTCTGTCCACATATGTAACAATATCATTACCTCGTCTAGTAATGTATTCGGTTTTCCTTACAATCTTTTCCACAATTTTTATATTTTCTTTTGCAGATTCTACCTCGGCTTTTGCTACTTTTTCTTCCATTTCTCTTACTCTAGCTTCCCATACAGCATTATTTACTAAACCGCCCTCAAGGAAAAGACCTAGTGCTACAAGTATATAGCCTATTATTTTTGCGGGGATTGCGTAGGTTCGAATGAAGGGAAGGAACCGAAGAAAAGTACTCGCAATTACGGTTATTATACCTGTTGCGAGTATTGCATGAAAAATCCAATTAGGAAGAAAAGATAGTATCCACATAACTTATATATCTAATTGCAAATCTTTAGTTAGCGGAAAAATCTTAGAAATAGCCTCAGCGCATGCTTTTGCAACTTTAATATGTTCTTTTTGTGTGCCGTTTTCGGACCTGAGCTGAATATAGTGTATCCAACTACGTAAAGTCCCAGCCATATAAAGACGACTTTCCATATTACCCTCGGGTAATACCGCCCTTGCTTGTTCTTTTGCAATACCGTTACTGATAGCCCATTTATATGCATCCATAGATGCTTTTATTACACCTTGTTGTTTTTCTTTCCATAAACGGTCTAATTCTCTATCCTCTGAATTGGTATAATCTAAATCTACAGAATTTTGTCTGTTTTTCTGATCCTGTTTACGAGCATCACGTACGACAAAATTTAAATCTTTTGTTGGATCAGCATATCGTTGACTATATTCCTGAAATGAAAACGACCTATGCCGTAACATTTGTCTTGCAATGTCTCTTGTTGTTTCAATCTCAAGGGTAAGAGAAACCATTTCCAAAGGAGACCAATGCTTATTGGCAATAAGATATTTAATTAACTTTTCAGAAGTTTCCTTATTGCCTTGATTAGATGGATTTGAAACTCTAGCACAAAATGCTACGAGTTCTGTCATATTCTCTGCAAAGTATTCTGCGGGTTGGGAGTATGAGTGTAATTTAACTTTCAACGCAAAACACCATCCCATCTATATGTTCTCATTGGTTTATCTTGTTCATATTTTATTGCAGCTTGCCATGCCTGCCATAGTAATTCTCTAACTTTGGCAGTTGGTATTTCTCTTAATTCAAAGGTATCAAATAACCAAGTATCAAATGCTTGTTTATTGTTATCCATTTAATCCCACAATCCTTCGTAGTATTTACCAAACAATCTAAAGCCATTTTTTATTCTATCATGCTGCACTTTCATGCCTTCATAGTCACACGTATAAGTGTCCTTAGGGCCTTTATCCATTTTAAAAAACTTGTGATCGCCTTTTGGCACTTCATTCCCGTCCTTGTCCACCGGCACCCACTTAATATCGTGTTCACCTGAAGAAAATTTATCGTCTGAATGATCGTCATTTTTACATTCAAATGCAAAAATCATTTCATCCATTACCCAGTCCCACCGTTTGAAGTGGTTAGCATCGGTATCCCATTCATTTTCTTTAGGCGGGGCTGATGTACTTTTCAATTCGTCTGGCACATCCTCGTCATCGACAAAGGGTGCACCATGTTTATCTTTTTTAAGTTGTTTTAGCATTGGCAAAATGATATATGCCAATGTGTGATCCATCGACCAAGTATCCCAACGATCAATTTTTACATAATTAATTTTAGGATCAACGATATCAAGAAACTTTTGTACCAATGTCATTGGCTTTACTAACCAATTGGTATAGTGTTCATTTCCATCATCGTATAAATCAAATTTTGGATCGGTCCACTTCTTCCAGAAAAGAACTTTCTCCATAATTATATATGGAGAAAGCCAGTGACCCTTGTAATTGTTTATGTAAACTTTCATATTTCCTGTTCTCCCTCTTTGGTAAAGAATGTATTGATCTTATGCTCATCGCTCCATGCTCTTGCATAATCATTGTCCTCATCGCACATTTTTAATGCATCTTCCTCGGACACAACCCGATGATTAACAATTTGTTCGCCTAAGTGTTCTTGACTGAATTCCTTTGCTTCATGCATGACCACGGTGTCCATAGCCCATTCTTTTTTACCCTTTGGTACTTGAACCATATAGCGTTGACGGAATGTACTAACACATTCAACTAATACCCATTCTTTTTCTTGTTTCCTCAACAACCAAGAACCATCTTTTTGGTCTATCCATTCTAAAGTGTCGCCAATTTCCCAACCTGTCTCATCAAAAATTTCGTTATCTAATGGTAAAATTAATTCACCTGTTTCTGGATCTGTAACTACTGTAACAATCGCGGATTTCATATTTAGCACCTTTTCCATTCTGTAAATTTCATTTTAGCTTCCAAACCTGAAAATATATTTTTTGCTACAATTTTGGCAGCATCAATACCATTTTCAACCATTTCATTTATGTCCTTTTCTTCAATGTTCTGAGGCCATATAACCACATTATAATGCCGTTCTATAACCTTGTCAAGCACTCGGACAACATCCTTATTCCTCGGTTGGTTATCAATAATCATAACCAATTTATCTTTTGGCAAATCTAATAATTCCATTTTACCGAAAGATGTACCACCTACTGCGATTGCATTTGGTAAAAACAAACTATCCAATGGACCCTCAGTTACATAAATTGGTTTGTTTTTATCAACCTCATTCATTCCAAATATCAAGGCATCGTCCTCTTTAATTTTAATAACCAAATATCTTAAGGATTCTCCTCGCAATCCTCTGCAAGTTACTCCTGAGAGTTGACCAATATTATTATAAAAAGGAATAACTAACCTAGGTTCTTCTGTTGTTATTTTGTCTTTATATTTATCAGAAAGTTGCACGATGTGCTTTATGTTGGAAATAAAGTACAAACGGTTGAACATTGCCTTTGGAATTTTTCTTTTAAGACAGAACTGAACTGCTTCATTGTCTTCGGGTAAAGTATCAAGCCTATCCAATATTTTATCTAATAATGTCTCTTCCTTCTTCTCAAAAACAGGCTCTTCCTTTCTAAATTTGTCCTCAATCTTTTGATGTGGCTTGTTCATTGGCAAGCCTTCATTATATCGTTCCATTACATATTGGTTATACTGAAAACTATCTAGTTGTTTTAGGAATGAACCAAAGTGCATGGAAACACTACAATTATGACACTTATAATACAAATCATTTTTAGCAACATAAAAATAACCACGTGTTTTACTTTGTTTTTTTGATGAGTCTCCGCAAAGAATACATCTGCAGTTGTAAAGGCGTTCGCTCTTTTGTTTGAACAGAGGCAAGCGGTTACTTATTAGTTTGAGATATTTAAGATCAGTGAATAAAGACAAAACGAGACTCCCATTAGAGTCTTTATTATAATATAATTTTAGGGAGAAGTCAAGTGTTTAGAACAACTTTTCCAATTTAATATGAGCCAAAACGTAGCCTGCAGCAATAGCGCCGCCCATTACCATCCAGCGCCATTTTTCGATGGCAGCCATTTTATCTGAAATAGCTTTATGTTGATCTGTACTAGCCTTGGTTTGTTCATCGAGTTTTTCCATAACCTTGTCATGTTTGGTTTCAATATTGGTAATCATGTCATCGCGCATTTCACTTATGCGATGATGTAGAGTAGAATAATTGGAATCAATCCTACCTTCAAGCTTTTCCACAGTTCGGGTAATTCCCTTAACTTCTGTTTCTAATACTGTTATGCGTTGTAATTCTTCTTGTTCAGGCATTCGGTTTTCCTCTTTTGAACATGCTATTAGTAGATGTCCATTTTCTTTGTGCTTTTTTATTTACTGGGGGATTTTTATCTAAGCCTGCCACACCTGCAGTTGCAGCCGCATTATTTGCGGGTGCACCTTCACCTTCTTCTGAAACAAATTGTCTAAAAGATAAAATTTTACTTTTATCTAGTGCTGCATTTACTTCCATTAGTTCTATTGTTAGGTCCTCGTTAAGCTTTAATAAAAATTTCTCTTCAAGGTTAATTGACTCTTTACCGTTAGCAAGATCTTCTTTAATTAAAGCATATGCCGCAGCAAGTGACACTAATTTTTTATTTTCTATTGGTACTTTATTTATAATTCTTTTTAATCGGAAAACTAATCTGTGAAGCAGGGTGTAGGCATCTCTTTCTTCGACAGTATTAAGATCTCGCATCTTCATTAGTTCTTTACCCGTCTTATCGATTATGCCAAGACGAAAAGCTTCGGTGTTCTCAAAAGGAACAACCAACATATGTAGTATTCTAAATGCGATGACTGAGTCTACAAATTTTCCCATTAAATCCTCTTTAAATCTTCTAGTATTGATTCATCTATAGGAATGTCTTTATCTAAGATCTCTATTCCAGGAGACACTATTATCTTTAATGGCATATAGTTTAAAAACACAAGAAATGTTTTTACCTGAGGCCAAAATTTTTTCTCTAATTTATAAAACAACATCTTTGTTGTTGCTTCAACACCAAATAAATTACCAAGAACAATTATATGATTTAATATCAATCGTTCTTTTAATTCTTTACCTACATTATGTTTTCTTAACAATCGCTTAATGTACTTAAATCTTTTCAAATCATCCAAAAATTCATCCATCCCAATGCAAGAAGGATTATCATAATTTTTAATGGCATACATCATAAAATTGTCTTCAGTCAATTCATTTATCATTTTAGGTCAGTGTTATAGTTCCATTTGTTAGTGTTAAGGGTCCTGTAAGACCAACTGCCCCGCCCGTTTGCGATGCTAATGCATTAAAGGGGTCGTATAAAAATTTATTTTTCGTACTTAATGATGATCGATTGTTTAGGTAATCGCTTAAATTAACATTCCCGGTATTATATATAACACCAGAAATTGACGCTGTATTTGTCGCCCATATTTTTAATTGGTTGGGAGTAACTCCTGGATTCATTTGTAAAAATGTTGCCAACACACCGCATACCTGAGGTGCTGCTTGAGATGTACCACTTAAAACAACTTGTTTAAAACCACTATCCAAGTTATAACTTACTGCACTAAATCTATTTGTATTACTGCAGCAACTCATTATATTTGACCCAGGTGCCCATATGTCGATACCATTGCCCGAGGCGCTAAAATCTGCTTTTTGATCTAGGTTTGCGGCACGTACAGTTGAATCTATGCAACCCACCTTAAAGGCTTGATCATCTATTGGACTACTTCCCCTGTGCCAATAATATGTATCACCTGCAGTAATATAGTTATTATAATCTGCACCCGATGCGACATCTATTTTTGTGTAATGATTACCACCCGCAATAATTACATGTACGCCTTCATCTATTAATTCTTGTATGTCTGTATCAACTGAGCCAATTTGTGTAGATGTGGTATAGGATATCATATCTGTAGATAGGGCATTAATTACACCTACCGGATATAAACCAAAATACCATTTTTTAATATAACCAGATATTTGCGCACCCGAATAACTATTGCCCCGGTAGTTTATTGCTGTTATATTTGAGGTTGTAATTGTAGTAGTATATCCCCAACTCATATTAACAATGGTTGGTCTTTTCTTTCCTGAGGAAGCCTCTACAGGTTTATTTCTATGCCACAATTTAATTACATCAAAGCAATCTGTAACGGATATACCTGTACCCGAATCTCCTGAACCTTCAAGCCCTGATACTTTTATGGAAAAAACATTTGCATTCTTTGCCCAACCAAAAGTTTTACCTGCAACAATACCTGCAACATGAGTTCCGTGACCATCATAATCTCTGTAATGGTTCCCGCTTTGAGTACCACCTAATCCGCTAGCAGTATACCAATCTATTTGTTGTACTCGAGAATTGCCTTTGGCATCTGTAAACTCAGGATGTGCCACTTCTAATCCGCTATCCTGTATAACAACATCAACTCCTGTACCATCCAGAAAATAATCATAGCCTGGTACAGTAGGTGATAAATTAGCACCGAATACATTGTTATTGTTACTTACACGAACTAGGCCCCAATTTACATTTGCACCATTGGATGTAATTGGTTTATTAAAACTGCCCGTTTGTCTGGCTCTAATACCAATTTGGATATCTGTTCTTTGTTCTGGAGGAATCTCTACAGAATAGACTCTATCATCATTCTTTAATGTGTCGGCTTCTTCATCTGTAAGTGAGTAATGGCAGCTACGCAAACTGCCGTCTCTGTTGTTCACTATATCTACACGCCTATTAGGCACAAAAAGGAGTCCATCTGTCTCGGACTCCATTTGTGACCAAAATAAATTATAATCTACGTCACGTTTTAAACTGACGATATATTCTTTTAACATACTAGTGTAGGTTTATCCAACCGCCCGAAGCATAAACTTGTAATTTATTTGTTTGTGAATTGAAGATAATTGTGCCATTGGACACAGTAAGTGCATTGGCTTGGGAAGAATTATAACTTGGTGCTATAATAGTATTGGCTGTAATACTACCAGTAACTCTAACATTGCCGTTGATATTACCCAGTAAGTCTTGTGCAGTAACTGCCTTACTGGTATTTGATTGGACAACATACATCAAATCTGTAAGATTAATAGATGTTGCTCTTTGTAATTCTGATACTTTTAATTTTGACATAGTTTATTTTAAGCTGTATATGTGCCGGAACTTTGGAAAGTTAATACTGTTTTACCTGGCGCTGAAGGTGGATTAGATGCTGCAACATTAGAACCTGTAAATGTACCAGAATATGACGGAGTCGGTATGGCTAGTATAGCAACACCCGACCCACCTGCTGCTCCGGAAATAGTTGGTGACCCGACAATTTGAGATCTTCCCCCTCCGCCTGTTCCTGTATATATTGTGCCGGCAACCGCAGCAAGGTCTTTATTCCCGCCGGTGCCCCCAGAAACACTCACATTACCCCCGGCCGCAGTAGGAGGCGTGAGGGCGGGGTTAAAAGCAGTGTCAGTTCCGCCACCGCCACCGCAGCTATATATGATGCCGGTGCTTTGAACAAAGCTCCAAGAAGATCCATTACCTCCAGCGCCTCCACGGCCGCCTGGGGCTACTTTGTCCCCACCAGCGGTGGCGGCACCACCGCCACCACCACCACCAAGGTATGACAAGCCACCGGGATTGCCTTGTCCAATTATAGCGTTGCCCCGTGTACCGACATTGGCTGTACCTGTACATGTACCACCACCCGACCCACCTATATTTCCATCAAAAGTGTCGTTATTAGTTGGTGGGGCGGCACCACCGCCACTACCACCACCGTATGCAACAGTGGCTGTAAAAGTTGAGTTGCTAAGTGTTGTATTAGAACCGTTGGCTGCTCTTGCTAACCCCACGCCGGCTGGGCCACCCGCACCAACGGTAATCGTATATACTGAGTAACCGGTCAGGTTGGCGGACCCCTGGACAAAGCCACCAGCACCACCTCCGCTGCCGCAATAGCCGCCTGGTATTGTGCCACCGCCACCGCCACCGCCACCCACTAGTAAAAAATCCACCGCATAGGATGGTCTGGGATCGATCCCAGATATAATTGCAGGTATATTAGCTTGGGCGTTTAATCTAGATACTGACCCTTTTCTAGTAGAACCCAACTTAAATCCCATTAGGTAATCTCCGTACCAAATACTGCAAAACTTACGTTGCCTTGAAATGAATACCCTGTAATAACATCAGTATTACCTAAAGACATACCTAGCGATAGTGCAATAGTATCTTGTGCAGGAATAGGTGAATCAAATACAATGTAATGTTTAGATGTGCCCGTTACACCTGCTGGTCTAATAGCTATTCTAAATGTAACATTTGATTGCGATTGATTACATACATTTAGAGTAGAGATAATTGCGCTCGCACCTGCGGGAACAGTATACAAATCCACGTTTGCATTTGCCCCCGACATTGCCTGCCCTAAAACTTTATATGAATACGCCATTTAATTTTCCTTATAATAGAGATAACAGAAACGGATGTATCTGTTCCTGCACAATTGCGTTAATTTGTCCATTGGCCGAAATTGTTAAATTTTGTCCAACAGTTATATTACTATTTATTTGTCCGTTAGGCAGAACTTCAGTATTTTTTCCACCAAGATATGTTCCTGTGCCATTTAATGTTGGTAGCTCTCTTATTTCTACAGTTACACCTGTTCTTGGAGGAGTTGTAAATCTTAATAATCCGTTGTTTACGGAGTAATCTATTCCTGGAACTTGGGCTACGCCGTTTTCAAATACTAAAATACTCGAATCTGTAAAATTATTACTAATAAGTGTAGTATTTGCTACGCTATTACCGTAAAATAATCTACTGTTAAAATCTTTAGCTAAAACTTGAGCTACATCTAATATTCTAACATCTATATCCGCATTTGTTGCAGGGGCACCACTTAAAGTAATTACATTGCCGCTTAGAGTATATGCATTAGATAATTGTGTAACACCATTAATAATAACAGTTACATAGTTATTATTTACAGGAGTAACAGGAAGATTCAAAGTTATTACTTGAGCATTACCCCTAAATGTAGCAATGTATGGTTTAAATACTGCCCCAGGAGCCATTGCTGCATATACTCTGGCATTTGAGAAGTATAGGTTTGCACCACCTTCAGCTAAATTAGCAGTTGTAAGTCCAGCTAATGATACTGTACCTGCTGAAGTATTGGATCTAATCTGACCATTTGCCGCAATTACGATAGTTGCATCTGTAGATAACGCAGATATTACTCTTGAATTAGTATAGTAAAGATTAGATCCTTCAGCAACATTTGATGTTGTTAAGTATGGTGTTAATACAGATACAACACGAGCATTAGTATAATATAAATTAGATGCAGATTCAATTACGTTTGCTGTATACAATCCTAACCAGCTATTGGCTTGAATATTATTAGCAGATATCAAATTGGCGCCGGTCATAGAACCGCCGGTGCCTGAACCAAAGAATGCGGTGTTTGCTACTACACTACCTATAGTGGCATTGCCAATAACAATATTACCTGTTAAAGCTGATAATACTCTTGTATTAGTATAGTAAAGGTTTGAGCCTTCTGTTAAATTAGCAGTTGTAAAATTACTAATACTTAAAACAGTATTTGCCACATTGGATGTTGATGCAAATCCCGATGTTGCGGATGCTGTTGCATTAATTTGTCCGTTGGCTTGAATCTGTATACCTGATCCTGCCAATGTTGGCAATAATGCAATTACATTAGCAAATACTCTAGCGTTGGTAAAATATAAATTACCTGTCGTTTCTATTACATTGGCTGTATAAAGCCCCAACCAACTATTAGCTTGTATATTTGTGGCAGATATCAAATTGGCGCCGGTCATAGAACCGCCGGTGCCTGAACCAAAGAATGCCGTATTTGCTACAATATTATTAGCAGATATCAAATTGGCGCCTGTTACAGAACCACCGACCCCTGAACCAAAGAATGCCGTATTTGCTACTACACTACCTATAGTGGCATTGCCTATGGTAATATTACCTGTTAATGCTGATAGAACACGAGTATTAGTATAATAAAGATTAGAACCTTCTGCTAAATTAGCAGTAGTAAAATTACTTAAAGTTAAAACAGTATTTGCCACATTGGATGTTGATGCAAATCCCGATGTTGCTGATGCTGTTGCATTAATTTGACCATTAGCCTGAATCTGTATACCAGAGCCAGCTAAGCTAGGTAATAATGCAATTACATTTGAGTATACTCTAGCATTGGTAAAATATAGGTTTGTATTTTCAATTACGTTAGATGTATACAATCCTAACCAACTATTAGCTTGTATATTTGTGGCAGATATTAAATTTGCACCTGTTACAGAACCGCCGGTGCCAGAACCAAAGGATGCTGTATTTGCTATTACATTACCTGTGGTAACATTAACTGCAGTAATATTATTAGTTTGAATATTATTTGCGGATATTAAGTTTGCCCCAGCTATTATTCCGCCTGTGCCTGTTCCAAATAGTAATGTGCCTGTTGCTATTACATTGCCCGCTGTAACATTTCCTGAGGTAACATAGCTATTGGATACAGAAGTGCCTGTAACTAAATTACCTACTACAAGATTACCTGTTAATGCAGATAATACTCTGGCGTTAGTGTAGTAAAGATTCGAACCCTCAGAAACATTGGATGTTGTTAAGAATGGTGCAAGTGTTGCTAGAGATAATGATTGGGCGTTTGCGTTAATTTGTCCGTTGGCTTGAATCTGTATACCTGATCCTGCCAATGTTGGCAATAATGCGATTACATTGGAATAAACTCTAGCATTGGTAAAATAAAGGTTTATATTTTCGATTACATTAGATGTATACAATCCTAACCAACTATTAGCTTGTATATTATTTGCGGATATTAAGTTTGCACCTGTTACAGAACCGCCGGTGCCTGAACCAAAGAATGCAATGCCAGTTGCTATTACATTACCTGCGGTTACATTACCTGTGGTAACATAACTATTAGATACAGAAGTGCCTGTAACTAGATTACCAATAGTAACATTACCTGTTAACGCTGATATAACACGCGCATTTGTATAATAAAGGTTCGATCCTTCAGATACATTTGATGTTGTTAAGAATGGTGCAAGAGTTGCCAGGGATATTGATTGAGCGCTTGCATTAATTTGACCATTGGCTTGAATCTGTATACCTGATCCAGCTAATGAGGGTAATAGTGCGATTACATTTGAATAAACTCTTGCATTTGTAAAATATAAATTACCTGCTGTTTCTATTACGTTTGCTGTATATAAACCTAACCAAGTAATACCTTGTATATTATTTGCGGATAACAAATTAGCGCCAACTATAGAACCGCCGGCACCTGAACCAAAGACTGCCCCAGTTGCTATCACATTACCTATAGTGGCGTTGCCTATAGCAACGTTGCCCGCCAATGCAGCTATAACATTTGAATAAACTCTTGCATTTGTAAAATATAAATTACCTGCTGTTTCTATTACGTTTGCTGTATATAAACCTAACCAAGTAATACCTTGTATATTATTTGCGGATATTAAGTTTGCCCCTGCTATTACTCCGCCGGCACCTGAACCAAATAATAGTGTGCCTGTTGCTATTACATTGCCTGCGGTTACATTACCTGCAGTAACATAGCTATTGGATACAGAAGTGCCTGTAACCAGATTACCAATAGTAACATTACCTGTTAACGCCGACAATACTCTAGCGTTTGTATAGTAAAGATTGGATCCCTCTGATACATTTGAGGTACTTGTTATCGAAACACCAGAAGCAGTGGCATTGATTTGACCATTAGCCTGAATCTGTATACCTGATCCAGCTAATGAGGGTAATAGTGCAATTACATTGGAATAAACTCTAGCGTTGGTAAAATAAAGGTTTGTATTTTCAATTACATTTGCTGAATACAGGCCTAACCAATTAATACTCTGTATATTATTTGCGGATATTAAGTTTGCACCTGTTACAGAACCGCCGGTGCCTGCACCAAAGACTGCAATACCGGTTGCTATTACATTGCCTGCTGTAACATTTCCTGAGGTAACATAACTATTAGATACAGATGTGCCTGTAACTAAATTACCTACTACAAGATTGCCTGATAGTGCTGATAAAACACGAGCATTAGTATAATAAAGATTAGACCCCTCTGATACATTAGATGTGGTTAAGAATGGTGCAAGTGTTGCTAGAGATAATGATTGGGCATTTGCATTAATTTGACCATTGGCTTGAATCTGTATACCTGATCCAGCTAATGAGGGTAATAGTGCGATTACATTTGAATATACTCTAGCGTTTGTGAAGTATTGATTAATCCCTTCAATTACATTAGATGTATACAACCCTAACCAATTAATACCTTGTATATTATTAGCAGATATCAAATTAGCGCCAACTATAGAACCGCCGCCACCTGAACCAAATAATACTGTACCGGTTGCTATTATATTACCAGCTGTAACATTTCCGGCGGTAACATAACTATTGGATACAGAAGTGCCTGTAACCAGATTGCCTATGGTAACATTGCCGGTCAATGCTGACAATACCCTAGCGTTTGTATAGTAAAGATTAGAACCCTCAGATACATTTGAGGTACTTGTTATCGAAGCACCAGAAGCAGTGGCATTGATTTGACCATTGGCTTGAATCTGTATGCCTGATCCTGCCAATGTTGGCAATAATGCGATTACATTTGAATATACTCTAGCGTTTGTGAAGTATTGATTAATCCCTTCAATTACGTTAGACGTGTATAAACCTATCCAATTAATACCTTGTATATTATTTGCGGATAATAAATTGGCGCCTGTTATGGAATTACCTGTAGCAGACCCGAATACTATATTAGTAGCTGATATTAAGTTTAGACCCGTTAAAGATCCACCTGATGCAGATCCTATTATTAACGTATTTGCTATTACAACATTGCCTGCAGTAACATTACCTGCGGTAACATAACTATTAGATACTGAAGTACCGGTAACAAGATTACCAATGGCAACATTGCCTGTTAAAGCTGATAATACTCTAGCATTGGTATAATATAGATTGGAATTGGATTCTGCAACATTGGCAGTTGTAAGGAATTGAGATACCGCTCCAATAGATATAGTTTGTGTATTAGCATTAATCTGACCATTGGCGGCAATGGTAATATTTTGACCAGCTAAGCTAGGTAAGAATGCAATAACATTACTATTAACACGCACATTAGTATAGTATAAATTAATACCTTCAGCTAAATTAGCAGTTGTAAAGTTACTTAAAGTACCTACGGTACCTGTTACATTGCCAAAGAATGTTGTTGCTGCAATGTTAGCTAATCTAAATGAGGCGTGTGCTGTATCAATAAAGATATTAGCATCAGGTTCTGGAGAATAATTATCAAATACTTTGAATGTACCGTTATCGGATGCGTCTCTGAAGAAACCACCATGTCGATATACACCATCATTATAATTAAATGCAAAACCAATATCAGGATTCGAAACAGTAGAATTCGAATTCAAGTAAATCATATTATCCGAAACGGATATATTATTTGCACCGTATGTAGTTACACCACCATATACTGTTAAGTTGTTTGTAATACTAACATTCTGGAATGTTACGTCAGCAGTTGCTGCTACATTTTGTCCAATTGATATTGCACCTGTAACAGAATTATAACTTACACCAGTTCCGCTGCTTAAAGTAGATCTTACTCTAGAATTGGTATAGTAAAGATTATTTAATTCTGTTACATTGGCAGTTGTTAGGTATGGTTGTACGAAAGAATTTACTCTTGTATTTGTATAATATAATGCGCTACTTGATTCTATTACATTGGCTGTATAAAGTCCTATCCAAGAATTACCTTGGATGAATGTTGCAGATAATAAATTGGCACCAGTAAAGGAACCACCAGTGCCTGCACCAAATGTAGTACTACCCGATACACTAATATTGCCTACAGTTGCATTACCGATAGCAATATTACCTGCCAACAACGCTGTAACGTTAGAGTAAACGCGATTATTAGTGTAATATAGATTGGAACCTTCGGCAACATTTGAAGTAGTTAAATACGGTGCTAATACTGATATAACACGAGCATTTGTATAATATAAATTTTGATTGCCTTCAGCTACATTATTTGTAGTTATATTGGCAATAGTTGCATTAAGATTTGCAAATTCAAGACTTACGTTTGCACTAATTCTACCATTGGCTTCAATTATAATACTTTGCCCGGCAGTAAATGCGGATCTTACTCTTGAATTAGTATAATATAAATTGGCATTTGATTCTGCTAAATTTGCAGTTGTAAAGTTACTTAAAGATAATACAGAATTAGCTACATTTGACCTATCTGAAGTATTGGCATGGTCTGCTTGATATGCAAACAATGCGGTGTTTGCAGCTGTTCCGGAATCTATAGTACCAGATACAAATTTTGTACCATTCCAAATTAATATACCGTTGGTTGTAATGCCTGTTATATCTACATCTGCAAATACATTAACACTTTGCTGCTCTAAATTAGCAGTAACTCTCGCATTAGTAAAGTAAAGATTTGAACTTGATTCTAATACGTTGGCAGTAGTTAGATATGATGTAAGAGCAGATATTACTCTTGCATTAGTAAAGTATAGATTAGTACCTTCTATTAAATTGGATGTAGTAAAATTAGATAATGAACTTACTGTACCTGTTATATTACCTACGAATGATCTGGTAACTACAAGATTACCTGTAGTAATATTTGAGGCCGTAAGAGTAACTAAGCTTAAACCTGTCTGATTATTTCCTGATAATTTTTGTCCACCTACATATAATGACTCTGCACTTAGGTAAAAGTCTTTCCATTGTTTATCTGCAGAACCAAAATTAAATCTGGTGTCTTCGGAAGGAATAATATTACCGGCAATAATTATATTGCCAGATGAGGAAATTAATTTACCTGTTTGAATATTGTCTGAAGATACTAAATTGGCGCCTGTCAAAGAACCACCCGCACCAGCACCAAATGTAGTACTACCCGATACACTAATATTGCCCACACTTGCATTACCTAGTAAGATATTACCTGCAAGTGTAGTTATAACATTAGAATAAACGCGAGCATTAGTATAATATAGATTGGAACCTTCAGCAACATTTGAAGTAGTTAGATAAGGCAAAACTACGGATATTACTCGGGCATTTGTATAATATAATGCGCTACTTGATTCTATTACATTGGCTGTATAAAGTCCCAACCAAGAATTGCCCCGAATAAAGGCACCAGATAATAAATTAGCTCCTGTTATAGAACCACCAAAACCAGAACCAAATAAAGCACTATCTGCTATTACATTGCCAGCGGTAACATTGCCTGAGGTAACATAACTATTAGATATAGAAGTGCCTGTAACTAGATTACCTATTGTAACATTACCTGTTAAAGCCGTCAATACTCTTGCATTAGTATAGTATAAATTACTACCTTCAGCAACATTTGAAGTAGTTAGATAAGGTAATACTACGGATATTACGCGAGCATTAGTATAATATAAATTATTTAATTCTGTTACGTTAGCTGTCGTTAAATCTGTTACATTAGCCTTTGCTGCTAAATTACCCTGAATAGCAGCGTAAACTCTCGCATTAGTATAATATAAATTAGAACTTGATTCTAATATATTAGCAGTAGTCAAATAAGGAGTAACTGCAGATATAACGCGAGCGTTGGTGTAGTATAAATTAGAACTTGATTCTAATATATTAGCAGTAGTCAAATAAGGAGTTACTGCAGATATAACGCGAGCGTTGGTGTAGTATAAATTGATACCTTCAACCAAATTAGCAGTTGTAAAATTGTTTAAGGTTAAAACAGTATTAGCAATGTTTGCGGTTAAGGCAACATTTGCTATTAAGGCAACATTTGCTATTCCGGAAGTATTTGCAAAGTATGGTACACTGGATCCTGATGCAGGATCTACCCAAATTCTATTACCATTAATATCGGATGAAAGTACGTATCCAGAAACGGCAGGCAGACCTAAGTCTGGTTCTGTTTCTGATAATCCAATAAATTGGTATCGGTCAGCGCTTACATTTGCGCTAGTAACTTTTGCAATTCTGCCCGAGATTAGTTTAGTCATTTGCTGATTCTAGTACGCTCATTAATAATTGAACTGAGTTGTTTGCACTTGCTGATGAATATACTTTTTGTCCTGTTTCGAGAACTAATTTTGCGCCAGCACTAATGACCGCCATAGCATCACCCGAAGGAATTTTAAAATTCTTTGCAAGAGCGGTTAGAGTATTACCCGCGGCAGAGTTGGCGCCGTGATAGAAATTAACCGTAACAACGTTGGCTGAGATATTAGTTGCTTGAACCGATAAGAATATGGCAGTTTTTCTTAATGGTGCCTGATATAAAAGTCTATCGGCTGTCGTTAAATCTGCTGTTACTGTTTTGAATGTGTTTAATGCTGTTGCCATTTTTATCCTTCGATTGCTAATATATATGGTGTCATAACTGAGAACAATGCCTTGTTGAATGTTCTACCAGAAATGGTACCGTCAACTCTATTAAATACTAGTTCTGTACCAATTCTAAAGTCTCCTTGTTGATCGGTACTTGTGAAATAAACTCTTCCACCTTTTTCCTCAGTTACTTCATTGTCCTGTATTGGGAAACCGCCGTTATATGGTAACGCTGTTTGAATACTTGTACCTGAACCGATATACTCAAATGTATATCCAAGAGCAGAGATGTAACTTGGTTGATGTAAAGTTAATGTGGAATTTGCCAATATTGTAGTATCCGTCACGCCCTCTAATAATGTAACATACGATACATTACCAACCATCGGAGTACTGTTTGCCACTGTATAGAATGCTACAGAACCATTACTAATATTTGCCCATTCTTTACTAATGTAACCTAATACTTCAGCAGTAATATAATCTTTATTTGCAAGAACAATCTTTGCTGCATTATAGGAATTAGCTGCAACTGATACATTACCATTGATAGGTCTCTTTGGAGGTGCTACAGAAGGACCTTGGGAAACAATATTTGTAATAAGGTTTATGTTATTTATTATTAAGTTTGCCTCAGTATACGTTGCTGCAGATGCTGCTGTAGTATTTTGTCTGGCTAATATTTGATAAGGTGGATCAAATAAAACATCGTTAATATATGCAATAGTCTCAGCCTTAATAAATTCTTTATTAGCAAGAATAATCTTTGTTGCATTAACTACATTAGCATTTGTGCTTGCATTTGCACCTATAGGTAATTTGGCTTTCGCAACGCTTGGACCATTAGTAATAATACTAGTAATTAAACTAATATCTGTTAAAATTGTTGCGGTTTCTGTAGATGTTGCTGCGGTTGCTGCAGTTGTATTTTGAGTAACATATGTTTGTCTAGTTGTTACTGGTAAATTTTGTATAATATTACCTATAATACTACCAATATAATCATACGCTTGACCTGTCTTAACAATTTGATTGTTAATCTGAGTAGTGTTTGCATTATAGTTATAATAGTATGTTCCTGATTGAACCGATTGCTTATTGCCACCATGCTTCAAATCAAATATAATACTATCTAAGAGATAACCAACATCGCGAGAACAAGTAGTCTGTGCATTTGCGGCATCCACAAAATTATTTGCGTTAGCAAAGAATCCGGGGTATGTTTGATTTACATAAGCAATAACTTCTGCCTGGATAAATGACTTATTATTAGTAATCAAATTAGCAGCGCGCGATACATTAACATTTGTATTTGCTGGATATTGATTTGAAACAATTCTATCTGTTACACCGACTGTTCCATTAGCAATAATATCTTTAATTAATTCAAAATTTGTATCTACAACAGTTGTTTCTGCTTCTGTACCTGCCAAACCTGTTAAACTTTGTGTTACGTTTGCTTGTTTAACTGAAGTAATTAAATTCTTCAAAACAACATTGGATGCTAATTGCTTAGCATAAGTAATTGCTGCTAATGTTTCAGTATTTTGATTTTTAATTGCGGATTCGGTTTGTGACCAATATTGTAAACCTGCAAAATTAGCTTGGGTATTACCAGAATAAGCTAAGTCAAATGCCAATGCATCTACAATTAATCCAGTATCTCTTTCACATTTTTCTTGATTATATGCTGCAACCTTTTTATTTGTTACAATCTTACTTATAATAGAACCAATGTAATTATATGCTGCACCTGTTTGTACAACTTGATTATTAATTTGCGTTGTATCTACACTATAATTATAGTAGTATGTTCCAGACATAATTGCTTGACGATTGCCGCCATGCAATAAATCAAATGTAACGCTATCAATCATATAGCCTACATCGCGAGAACAAGTAATTTCAGAATTTGCTACGTCAACAAAATTGTTGGCATTGCTAAAGAATCCAGGATAAGTTTGTCTTATATATGCAACAGTTTCTGCAGCAATAAAACTCTTATTGGATAATAATAGATTTGCTGTTCTATTTAAAGATACATTGGATGTAACATCTAATCCGTTAGGTATAATTCTATCTGTTACACCAACTGTTCCGCCAGTAATAATATTAGCAATTAAATCAAATTCTGCATTTATATTTGCAGAAGAATTACCGCCAGGACCTCTTACTTGGAAAACGTTTGCTTGATAAGATTGTGTCGGAGTCACATTAGCAGTAACATTTGCAGCTAAACTTTTTACAAATGAAATCGCTGCAACAGTTTGTGACTGTTCATTTGCAATAGCAGATGTAGATTGTCCCCAATATTGTAGACCAGCAAATGCAGATTGCGTGTTACTACCATATGCAAGATCTATTGCCAAGGAATCTAAAATTAACCCAGTATCTCTTGCACATTTATCTCTATTATAATTTGCGAATAGAACAGCATCACCATAATTTGGTCTTGCAGTTAAATTAGCAAAAATATATTGTGTTCCTGTATCTGTTTCAGTAGTACCTGTAAACACACCATATGTTAATGGAGTACTAACACCTCTTGCAACTAAACCTAATCTACCAAATGATGCGTTAGAATTTGTTATAGAACAGAAGCCACCATTCTCAGCAAGAATAGCAATATCACAACAAATTGTAAATACTGAAACTAATTGAGTGTAACCTCTGTTAAGCATATGTATACCAATACCACCCTCGTTGGTTTGTGTATACGAGTCAACAACAACTGACCTTAATCCGCTTACATAGTCGCCGTTTACTCTTAAACCAGTACCTGTTGTAGTAATGGATGAAGAATTTTGAATATATGGGCTGGTTGTAATAAATCCTGCAGAACCATCTGGATTGTATGAAAATACTGCTGAAGGAGACTGATGATCTCTAAACGTAAATCCTGTTACATAACAAGCATTATTAACATAGAACATATCCTGAGTAACATTCGCAGGGCGAATTGTCGTTGTTCTTAAATTATCTCCAACCAAACCAACACGCTTTTTAATTGTTACTGGTTGTTGGTATAATGTATATTCGCCAGATTTAACAAATACGGTTGTCCAAGAATTTGCTCTGTTTAAAGCAGTGTGAATATTAGCCAATGCATTTGCTACAGAATTACCAGAATTATTATCGTTACCACTCTTTGAAACATATAATACGTTACTTACAGGTGCTTCTATTTGTGATCTTAATAATGCTAAACTTTGATTTAATGGATTAAGCGTAATTGCTTGATCACCATTAACAAAAATATTACCTGTAGTATTTACTTCACCTGTTATATCTACTGGTTTGTTTATTACAAATTTATTGCCGGTACTTGCATAAGTAATATTAGCATTTGCGCCTGCAATAGATATACCTGCACCATCAGCTGCGGCAGCATTTATTGCACCGTTTGCTAATAATAGATTCTTATCTTCAATGTTTACTGTTGATGCATTTAATGTAACAGTATTTCCCTGAACTACTAAATCACCTGCAACAGTTAAGTTATTTACAGAAACATCGCTAGTAGCAAGATTGGCTAATACTCTTGCATTTGTATAATATAAATTAGTGCCTTCAACTACATTGGCAGTTGTCAAGTATGGAGTTACTGCGGATATAACACGAGCATTTGTATAATATAATTTTGTGCCCTCTACTAAATTAGCAGTGGTGAAATTACTAATCGATAATACTGTATTTGCTATGTTTGCTGTATATGCAACATTGGCAATACTTGCTGTCTCGGCTGTTACAACTGTCGGAATAAACGCACTTCCATTCCATACTAAAGCATAACCATTCTGCACTCCAGTAATATCAACGTCTGTAAATACGTTAACACTCATTTGTGCTACATTAGCAAATACTCTAGCATTCGTAAAGTATAAATTACTACCCTCTGCTAAATTCGCAGTGGTAAAATTACTAATCGATAATACAGAATTAGCTACATTTGAATTATCCGCAGTATTGGCATGGTCTGCTTGGAATGCAACTAACGCAGTATTAGATGTGGCAGCACCACCTACTGTGCCTGCAACAAATGCAGTTCCATTCCAGGACAATATACCGTTCGTTTGAATACCCGTAATATCAACGTCTGATAATACGTTGATACTCATTTGAGATACGTTAGCTAATACTCTAGCGTTTGTAAAGTATAAATTGGATGCCGTTTCTATTACATTAGCAGTATATAATCCATTCCAAATATTAGCAGTAATTTTTGTTACTGTTATATTGGCACCTTGCGCAGAACTGAATACTTCTACACCATTGATAACTAAAGAATTAGAAACTATTGAGTTTGCTGTTATGTTGCCTGTTGCTAAAATAGAAGTTAAGTTAGCATTTGAATCAGAAAGCAAAACATCTTTCCAGGCAGAACCATAAACTTGTACGGTGGCAGTATTAGAATTATATACTAAATCTCCTGTAGAAGGAGTAAAAGTATCTCTTACTGTTTTAGTAACAGGATTTAATCTTAATGCCGAAGATTGGACAACAACTGCGCCACCGTTGATGCCGTTGGCAGCAAGGTTAATATTTGTGGCAGAAGATAATGTAGGTACACCTGTACCTGTGCTGATGAATGAATTTGCTGTAACAGTATTTGCCGTTAAGCCATCCGTTAGGTTTAGATTACCCTGAACAGTAGAATTGGTTAGAGCAGTTAATACTCTTGCATTTGTGAAATAAAGATTAATGCCTTCAATTACGTTTGACGTGTATAAGTTATTCCAAATATTAGCAGTAATTTTTGTTACTGTTATATTAGCGCCCTGGCCAGAACTAAATATTTCTACGCCATTAACAACTAACGCATTTGTACTTATTGTTCCGTTGGCATTGACATTTCCGCCGACGTTGATAAAAGCATCAACGAACGCGTTGCCATAAATCCTTGTCCCACTTAGTAATTTTGCCATTTCTTATCTTTTTATTAATACTTAATATTTATATTGCCTAAAACCCGGTATATTCGTCAAAATATCCTGCTACTTGGTATTTGCCATCTATATATTCTCTTTTAGCCAAACCATTTTGTATTGGATTAAGTGATACTTCATCAAATTCTGCAGCAAATAATGTGCTTCCGGTTTCACTTATTTTTGTTTGTGAGACTTCATCGAGTCCATTCACATATAAAATACCTTGATTAGTTAATCTTGTTCCTGCTGTCATAAGAATATAGTATCCAAACTAAGATTTGCTTCGTTATAGTATTGATATACTTTTACTACACCCGTAGTATTTGAATAATTTAATGCAGTTGATACTTTCAAATTACCAACAGTAATATTACCCGTTAATGCTGATAATACTCTTGCATTAGTATAATATAAATTATTACCTTCAACTAGATTGGCGGTTGTAAAATTACTTATACTTAAAACAGTATTTGCAATATTTGCATTATCTACTGCGCTTAACGGAGCACTTGCAACAAATGAAGATCCATTCCATACTAGGGAATATCCTGTTAACACCCCAGTAATATCTACATCAGCAAATACATTAACACTCATTTGCGACACATTTGCAAATACTCTTGCATTAGTGAAATACTGATTCGTTAATTCTGTTACGTTAGCTGTTGTTAAATCTACAATGTTGGCTTTAGGTGATAATAATCCAATTACATTTGCAAATACTCTTGCATTAGTGAAATACTGATTCGTTAATTCTGTTACGTTAGCTGTTGTTAAATCTACAATGTTGGCTTTAGGTGATAATAATCCAATTACATTTGCATATACTCTTGCATTCGTGA